GCACAAGCAGAAGCAGAAAGAATAGCTGCTGAAGAAGCGGCACAAGCAGAAGCAGAAAGAATAGCTGCTGAAGAAGCGGCACAAGCAGAAGCAGAAGCAGCAGCACAAGCAGAAGCAGAAAGAATAGCTGCTGAAGAAGCAGCACAAGCAGAAGCAGAAAGAATAGCTGCTGAAGAAGCAGCACAAGCAGAAGCAGAAGCACAAGCAGAAGCAGAAAGAATAGCTGCTGAAGAAGCGGCACAAGCAGAAGCAGAAGCAGAAGCAGAAAGAATAGCTGCTGAAGAAGAAGTAGACACTCCAGTTATAGACCCAGAGACGGGCGAAGAAGTTATAGCTACACAGCCGGATCAAGTGGAAACTGAGCAAGAACCGCCTGATGCTCCTGAAGACGAACAAGAGCCTATAGAAGTTGATCCCTTTGAGCCTGATATAGATCAGCCTGAACTTGAAGAGCCTACTGAAGCAGAAGCAGAAGCAGAAGCAGCAGCCCAAGCAGAAGCAGCAGCACAAGCAGAAGCAGAAGCAGAAGCAGCAGCCCAAGCAGAAGCAGCAGCTCAAGCAGAAGCAGAAGCAGAAGCAGAAGCCCTAGCAGAAGCAGAAGCAGAAGCAGAAGCAGCAGCCCAAGCAGAAGCAGCAGCTCAAGCAGAAGCAGAAGCAGAAGCAGAAGCCCTAGCAGAAGCAGAAGCAGCTCAAGCACAAGAAACAGTAGATCTTAACGAGGTTGATGGTACTGCGGTAGAAGAAGACGAAGTAAACAAAGACCGTGAAGATGGCTTAGGACGTTACGAAGATAATCCTGAATTTGATCCTGATTCTATGGATAGTTTTGTAGAGAGACAAATTTATGAAGCTATTCTATACGAGAGAGACCCTGTTCTTAGGGAGCGTTTAGAGCAATACTACGAAAGAATGGGTGGAAATCACTTGGATGAAGTGTTAGCCGGTGTCCCTGCCGAAGAGGTGTATGCAGACTACCCCCCAGAACGAATATTCGTAGAAGGAGACTTTGACGCAATAGAGGGCGAAGATGAGTTTAACCAGAGGTTCCCTGACGGATTTCTTGGTGGTTCTTTTAATGAAGTAGATATGAATAACGATGGGACGGTAAGTACTCAAGAAATGTATGACTGGGAGCATGCCTCTGTTCCCGCTGATGATTCTGATGATCCCCTAGAACCTGATTTCGATCTGGTAGATGTACTTGACGGCATAGAGGAGGAGGATGACACTCTAGAGCCTGTAGAAGTTGAAGAACCTGTAGAAGTTGAAGAACCTGTAGAAGTTGAAGAACCTGTAGAAGTTGAAGAACCTGTAGAAGTTGAAGAGCCTGTAGAGGTAGAAGAGCCTGTAGAAGTTGAAGAGCCTGTAGAGGTAGAAGAGCCTGTAGAAGTTGAAGAGCCTGTAGAAGTTGAAGAGCCTGTAGAAGTTGAAGAGCCTGTAGAGGTAGAAGAGCCTGTAGAGGTAGAAGAACCTGTAGAAGTTGAAGAACCTGTAGAAGTTGAAGAGCCTGTAGAGGTAGAAGAACCTGTAGAAGTTGAAGAACCTGTTACTGGTGATACTGGCGATACTGGTGATACTGGCGATACTGGTGATACTGGTGATACTGGCGATACTGGTGATACTGGTGATACTGGTGATACTGGTGATACTGGTGATACTGGTGATACTGGTGATACTGGTGATGCTGGTGATGCTGGTGATGCTGGCGATGCTGGCGATGCTGGCGATGCTGGTGATGGTACTGGCGATACTGGTGATGGTACTGGCGATACTGGTGATGGTACTGGCGATGGTGATGGCGGCGATGGCGGCGATGGTGATGATGGCGGGTTTCAGATACCTAACTTAAATAGGCCCGCTGCAAAGGAAGAAACCCCGCAGGAAAAAGACAGTAGAGACCCAACAGACATAGACTACATGTATGACTTCCAGTCTATATTTGCTAATCCTGAACAAGCTAGGCGTTTCGGGCGTTCCTACGGGAGCGATACACCTATACGTAAGGCTGAAGGTGGTCTACTAGAGGAGAACAGCGGGGCTACAGAGGCCGCAGAGATTCTAGGTAAAAACATAGAGGATATTACCTCCGAAGACATTGATTTTGCAGTAGATTTAGTAGCGCAACAAACGGTTTTATCTGCCCCAAAAATGCAGTATGATAGCAATATTAATGATACGGTTGACTTCAATATGGGCGGTATGCTACGGCAACGCAAAAGAGTCTCCCGTGATAACTACACAGACGAGCTTTTAAAGCTGTTAGGAGAAGGTTAATGGGTTGGTTCAGCGATATAGTAGACGGCGTCGGGTCAGCAATAGACATCGGACAAGATTTTATTGACAGTGAGTTTGGGGGAAACCTATTTAATTTAGGGTTGGGGTACCTAGCTAAAGATGAGTTTGCGACTAAAACTCCTCAAGTAGGGTATCAGGGCAAGATTCCAGAATATACTGCTGTACGAGACCGTGTGCCTATGCCCGCTCCTGTTGCGGGTCAAGTTCCTAGACGGCCCGGCGAATCGGGGCGTAGATACTTTTCTGACACTATATTTGCACAGACGCCCGAAGATAAGGTTCCTCTTACGCTTGAACAAGCTAAAACGCTGAGTCAAGACTACGCACAAGAGTTGTCTACTAATCCGATAGCTACTCAGGACGAAGTGCTGTCCAAAAGATTCTTAGACCCTAACGCCCCTGTACCCGTAGATGCTAACACCCGTACAGACACCAATGATACCGGCTCCCAAGACCCCGTGACTACAGACCCCGTGATTACTATGGCGGCAGGTGGTATAGCCTCCGCGCACAAGGGTTACTACCTAGGCGGTAAGACTGACGGCATGGCTGACGAAGTTCCCGCAACTATTGATGGTACGCAAGAAGCCCGTCTTAGTGACGGCGAGTTCGTTATTCCCGCTGATGTAGTAAGTCACTTAGGTAACGGCAATTCTGATGCAGGTGCAGAGCAGTTACACGGTATGATGGACGGTATACGTAAGGCACGGACTGGTAATTCCGAGCAGGGTAAACAAATAGACCCTAACAAGTTTATGCCTAAGATGGCTCAAGGCGGAATTGCACAGGCATATAACAACGGCGGCCCCGTACAAAAATTTAATACCGGCTCCCAAGACCCCGTGACTACAGACCCCGTGACTACTACTGGTGGTACAGGTACTGGTGGTACAGGTACTGGTGGTACAGGTACTGGTGGTACAGGTACTGGTGGTACAGGTACTGGTGGTACAGGCGGTTCTACTGATAGTATATTTGATACTATCCCTGAAGAAGGCGGCGCTAACGCAGGGTTTGAGTCCTCCCTATCTAGCTGGGCGGGCGACTATGTCACCGACATGCTGGGTAGAGGCGCGGCGCTAGCAGATACTGGGTATGAAGCCTATACAGGGCCACTCAGTGCCGGAGCATCAGACTTACAAGAGCAGGCGTTTACTACCGCAGGAGGGTTAGATGCGGACACCGCTAACATGGGCATAGCTAGTTTCGGCGCAGACCAAGCGCAACAGTATATGAATCCATACCTTATGGCGTCGCTTAACCCTCAGTTGGACGAAGCCCGTAGGCAAGCAGAGATAGACCGTGTAGCTGCCGCAGGCCGACTTACTCGCGCAGGTGGTTTCGGTGGTTCTCGTCAGGCTATTATGGAATCAGAAGGGCTACGCAACCTACAAACAAATCTTGCGGGCATAACAGGTAAAGGGTATGAAACCGCGTACGATGTAGCGCGAGATCAGTATAACAAAGAGCAAGCCGCCCGTAATAAGTATGGGTTTGATGTTATGGCACAGCAGGAGGGGCTTGGCGCTATCCAGAGAGGTATCGAGTCTGAAGGTATGGCCGCAGACTACGCGCAGTTCAGAGAAGAGCGAGACTACCCCTACAAGCAAGTACAGTACATGCAGTCATTGTTGCAAAGCTTACCCCTCGAAGCACAGTCAAACTATTATACTGGGCCTAGCAGTGCAAGCGAACTGGCCAAAGGCACCGCAGGCGTAGAAGATTTATTAAAATTACTAGGGATAAACACATGAGCAATTTCAGTACCAAGGTAGACCGTACCGTTAAGGCGTATCGAGGTAATCCCGAAGTCTTAGATGAAAGATATAAAGTCAGTAAAGACTTGGCAGACTTAATCGCCTACCAGCAATTGATGGAAGAGAAAGAAGCGTTGTCCAAAGCCGTTATGCTTCGAGAGGGTAAGCAGCCCTCGTCAATTAAAGATCAGTACGAAAAAAGCTTAGTTTCTGGTAGTAGGGACAGCATGATGGATAGAGCAGCCAGAGTTGGAAATATACCTCAAAATTTACAGGGGCAGCGTCCCATGCCACAGGGTATTGCCAGTAATCCACGCCCTCGACTTCCTCAACAGGGGCAGCGTCCCATGCCACAGGGTATTGCCAATAATCCACGTCCTAACATGCGGAATATGGCGCAAGGCGGAATCGTAGGGTTTCAAGCCGGTGGGGGTACTAGCCAGTCGGCGCTCCAGATACTTAATCAAACAGCCCAGCCTCAGCAGGGTACTTACGCAGGCCCCGCCCTTACGCCCAAACAAATGACCGCTATGGCACTTAAACAGGCGCAGTCGAAATACGGTGGTACAGGTGGTACAGGTGGTACAGGTGCACGCCCCATAAACAAAACTACAACTTCTACTTCTACCACAAGTAAGAGTGTGGATGATCGCCTAAAAGAGTATGGTGTAGACAAATCCGATATTAATAAAGAGATTTTGCGTAGCGATACTACAGAAGTGTCAGACGCTATGGGGCCAAAGGCAATTGCCGCGCAACGCGAAATGGCTAGTAAGGATATTGAGGAGGAGAAGACCAAGGAACGTGATCGCCTGACAAAACGCTACGAAGGCGTCGGTATCCAAGCTGAATTACAGAGACAGATAGACGAACAGAAAAAACTTGACGCTTCTGCTACAGACCCAGCTAAAATGAAAAAAGATGACAGGAATGCCATACTGCGTGGCATGGCTCTAGGCGGTGTTCGAGGGTCTACTATAGCCCAGAATAAGTTAGCGGCCAACAGAGCAAAAGGCGATCAAGAACGTATAGACCGCGTAAGAAAAATGACTAATGAAAAGAATGTAGCTACGTTAAATTTACTTAAAGATGCAGACGCTGGGGCTGCTGACGCGTTTAAGGTATACGCAGAGATGCAGAGTAAAGCGTTTGATAGCCTAAAAGGTCTGAGTAGCGCAGATATTGCTGCCCGAGAACAGAGGTTTGCTAACGACATCAAGTACGACCAAGGTAAGATGGGAAACATATTACGTGCAGTACAAGCGCAAGTAGCTGAAGATACAAGAAAACTAACGCAAGAATCGTTAACCCTCCAACAGCTCAATAGTATGATTGTAGCGCAAGCAGGCGCTATACAGAAGACTGAGGACATGCTACTCAAATCTCAGGAGCTAACTCGAGCGCGGATTGATTCTGAACTCCGCAATGCTCAGAACCTAAATTCTGATAAAGGTCGAGAGCGTATTGCGGCTGCTAAAGCAGAACTAAAGATATTAGATCAAAAGATATTAGATGCTACTATGCAATATTCAAGTTTAATGGAAAAAATGACTGGCATGCTAGAAAATATGATGGGTCAGTAATAGCCCTTAAACACCATGTAACAACGTAGTGTGGTTACTAGCATTTCACTGGTATACTACTAGCATAAGACAGTGAGTAGTGTGTATGAATCAAATAGACGTTCTAAGCGCCCAGATAAGAAGGGCTAAAGCCGCTAACGACTTTGCATCAGTGCAAGTATTAGAGCAAGAACTTAACAGAGTATACTCAGAAGAGTCTAGCTGGCTGCCGGACGCAATAAACCGCGCTAACGATGCGGGGGACACTGCAAGTGCAGGATTACTACAACAACAACTAGACAGTTTTAACTTGTCTCCCAGCCCCACTACGCCTAATACTTTTGCGCCTAGTACTCTTACTCCCGCGCCTAGTACTCTTACTCCTGCGCCTAATCCTCGTACCCCCGCACAGGCTTTTGCTGACCGCCAACCTCAATCTCCAGACGAAGCAGGTTTACTAGAAAACTTGTTAGCGGGCACAGCAGCGGGCGTAGTTAATCTAGCAGAAACCTCTGCGTTAGGTTTAGCTACTTTACAGGAAGAAGAAGCCGAGCTTCGGTCTCGTGAATTTATTCAAGGAGTTGGTGACGCTTTAACCCCCGACGCGGGTAATCCAGATGACTTTAGTTATAAATTAGGAACCGGCATAGGCTCTGTAGCCGGTGCTATAGGAGTCACTCTAGGTACTATATATGGTGCGGGTGCCTTGGGAGCATCAGCGGTTGCCGCAGGATTGTCGGGGGTTGCTGCTGGCACATTAACGACCGCGTTTGCAGGTGCTGGTGAAGCGAGTGAAAGGGCAAGAGCTTTTGGTGCTAGTGAAGACGAAAGAAACACAGCCGCCCTTAAAGGGTTTGGCGTAGGTACTTTAGAGCAAGTCCCCATACTTAAAATGCTACGTATTCCCGGAGTGTCTGAAGTGTTTAACAAGTTAGACGCAGACACTATAGGGCGAGTCGGTAGTGCCGTTGTTGCTGGTACTGGAGAAGCTGCTCAAGAAGCTGGTGCGGCAATACTACAAAACTTAATTGCTCAAGGGTACGACCCCGATCAAGTAGCGATTGACGCAGGAGTCTATGAAGAGGGGCAAGTCGGCGGTGCTACGGGCTTCTTTGTACAGCTTGTCGCAGACCAAATTACTGGCAGACGCGGTAAGGTACGAACAGGTATTAGTTCAGAACAAATTGATAATATTCAAGCCGAGACACAGGTTGATTCTGAGGATCGTCAGCTAGATTTAGGTTTGGATACTCCTGAGACGTTGGACTCGCCACCCACCGAAGAACAAGTAAACGAGTTACTGGATAGAGAAGTACTCGTAGACGAGAAAACCGGAGACCCTTACGTCATTGACGACGACGGGAACCGCGAGTACTACATAGACCAAAAAGAACTAGCCAAGTTAGTAAATACTGATAGGCGTTTAACAGATGCCGAAGAAAGAAAAGTACTGAAGTATGCCGGTTGGAAGCGTAAAGTAGGGGCTGACAATTCAATAACTTTTGAAACCGAAACTGAAATGGCTTTGAGCCTATCTCCTGAACTTAAAGCATTCTTGGATAAGATGCGGGATAGAAAGACAGATGCAGAAGTAAAGATAGAGGCAGAATCAGACTTAGGCTTTATAGAAGACCTGTCGCAAGAAGAACAAGCAGCCTTGTTTGAAGATATGACCTTCGAGGAGCAGGAAGCCTTCGCCGCTAGAAATGTTCGTAAACAAGAAGCCGCTGAAGCAGAGGCGAGAACTCTTGCCGAGGCCCGAGAAGAAGGCCAGATCACTCCCAGAGAAGACGACTTTATAGATCAAATAGACGCCTCCGAAACCGCTGAAATACAAGAATTAGTAGACGATGACGCCTACGCAGAAATACAAGCGGAAGAAGACATAAAGGCTCAAGAGCGAACGCGCACCGCAGATCAAAGGCAAGAGTTAGAGCAGGAATCAGAACTAGAAAGTATAACTGGTAGGGTAGAAGGTCGCACACTATCCGACACCGCTCGGCGTAGAGAAGCCATACTACAAGAAGTTATAGAGCAAAACCCCACAACTAATTACAACTCTTTGGGTAAAGCCTTCCAGAGTGCGCTAGAGGCCGAGGGCGTAACAGACTCAATAATTACTGAGACAGAAGCAGGTGCTATACAAAAAGCCGTTAACTTCCAACTCGCTGACCGCGACACAGAAGCGGGGAGGTTAGCCGCAGAGCAAGCTGAAGATGAAAAGCTAACCGCTGCGGACTCTGACGTGGCTGAAATGGAAGCGTTAATACCTGAGAAAGGAGCCAAACGTGGACTTACTACAGCAGTTGACACAGAAAGAGGTAGAGACAGCGTTCAAGATAGTCCAGCAGTCGTGGCAGGGGGAGAGACCCTTGAAGGTGCCAGAGATACTGCACCAACTGACGTTGCAGGATTGGACAGCCCTGTCGAAAGCACTAGCCCTGCTAGAACAGGAAAAGGAACTAAGCGTGGTGCATTAACAACTACACCTGCGGTAGAAACAACTACACCTGCGGTAGAAACAACTACCCCTGCGGTAAAGCCGAAAGCAAAGCCGAAAGCAAAGCCGAAAGCAAAGCCGAAAACAGATATGCAGAAGAAGCTGGAAGCGGTCGGGTTTGTCCCTTCTAGTGAGGATACGACGGTAGCACCCACTATTAACCCAGAGACGGGGAAGTTCAGGTTTACTGGTAGGACTCGTTTTACTGTGAAGCCTCACGCAGCTTCGGGTAGAGATACGTCCAGAGCAAACGGATTAAAAAACACCCCAAGAAAAGATAAAGCCCCCGATGGGTACGATGCAGGGCAGAAAGAAGCATACAACGCGAACACTGTTGTGCATAAGTACCTTAATCAATTTGACGATCTTGATAGCGCCTTGGATAGCGCCATATATGACGTGGCTGATCCTGAGAGTGTTGTATACAAAAAACCTAATAAAAAGTCTGGTGAAGTAGACCCGCTAGCACCCAACCTAGAATCTACCGGCGGAGAAAACGGGCAAAAGGTACTAGACTGGGCGACGAATAATTTAAGTGCTGAGACTATGCGACAGGTCAGGGCACGTATGGTTGATACGAAGGCACGTTTAAAGTTAGCGGAAGAAGGAATAATAAAGAAGGGCGAAGCTGCCGCTGCTGATGCAGCTATGCTGGCAGAACGAGAGGCCGATGCAAGGACACAAGAAAGCCTGCAAGAGGTGGGTAGCGCCCAAGAAATAGCTGATGCCGAAGCAGACGCCGCAGAAGCACAGGAAATACTAGACACCGAGGGCAGGGTAGAAACAACTCGTGCTAAGACAGCAGATAAAAGTGCGAGGAAGAAAAAGGAAGTAAGTAAGCGAAAATCCGCCCAAGAATCTGCGGACGCTAACTTTGCCAAGGTTATAAACAACAATAGCTTAGATTACACTTCTACTAATAACAAAGGGTTACTGACCACCACGGCTAAACGGAATGTTGAGCGGGCAGAGTCCTACGCTAACGCTAGCAGTGATCCAGAGACTAACTTAAAACAACTAGCGGAAGTGCTTGCTGTAAAACGCGCTGAAGCTAAAAAGGCTAAAGCCGAAGCTAGAAATAAAGCTAAAAAAGATAGGCAAGACGCCAAGAAAGTTTCAGAAGCAGAGGCTAACTTAGACGCTCGTAAAGACGTTAAGCCTAAACCCAAGACTACTAAACAAGAAATAATAGATGCGGCTGTAGAGAAGTTTACAAAAGTTAAGGGCATAACACGAGAAGACGTTATCGCTGCTTACAACTTAGCCATGCACGACGTACCCCGTAGTAAGAGAGATGCCGAATCCAAAAAGTTCTTTGCGGATGCCAGCCCTGACCTCATTAAAGAAAGCGCAAGAATATATAAAATACAAAAAGAGTTCGGGTACGATTTCCTAGAGTTAGATGTAGATGTTGCAGCAACTATGGATACGGACTTATCTAAAGACGTTATAGAGTTGTTATCCAAAGGAGATTTACCCGGCGCTATGCAGGCGCTTGCTAGAGGAACCAAGAATAACCGCGTTAAGCAGGTAATAAAAGCGTTATCTAACGTAGTTGATGGGGTAAAGGTAGAGGTAGTAAACACCGGAGACCTAGAAAGTATAGGGTACACTCCTAGAACAGATGATAATGTTATAGCAGGGGTATACGACGCGGACTCCAACACTATATTTATCAACTCCGACAACCCCCTTACAGTACATACTCTACTGCACGAGATTACTCACGCGGCTACTGTTGCTACGCTTAATAATCCGTCTGACCCCAACACCAAGAAAATACAAAAGCTATATAACGACCTCGTAGCAAGCGGCAAGATTAAGCAATTCGACAACATAACTAACATACGTGAATTTGTAGCAGAAGCATTTAGCAACCCAGCGTTTCAGCTTCGTCTGGCGGAATTAAACTCTCAGGGTAAGGATTACACTGCCTTACAGGCGTTTTTTGATGCGGTTACTAATATAGTGCGTAGAGCGTACGGCGCGGTAAAGCGTGCAGGGAGTAAGGTATCCGGTATTGGAGGAGACGTAAATGTAGAGTTTAGCGGCTCCGCTTTAACAGCAGTAGACCAAACTATACTGACCATGCTGTCCACCGACTCAAATTTTAGGGGTATGGATAAGCTAGCCGCGATGGAAACGCAATCTGCTGTGAGAGACTTTACGGGGGAGGACAAATGGCGTCCCGCTACTTCTCCGTTGGCCAAGGCTATATTTAGAGGGTTAGAGCGTAAGTCATCTTCTAGTAGTCAGAGACTTGCGACTTTGAGAGAGTTCTTCTTTAAAGGCGTAGACATGGCCAAGCAGCCTACTCAACTTGCACTTGGCGCACTTGACTTACAGACTCTAGGAGATGTAGCCAGAAACACAGGGTTTGGGCAGCTAGGGTATGATTTGTATAGGGCAATTAGTGCGCAAAGGGTACAGATAGGTTTAGGGCAGAAATCCGTAGAGTCCGTACTAGTTAAATTTAGAGATTGGGCAAATTCCGTAGATAGTAAAGTAGTTGATTCGTTTAACACTCTAATATACAGCACTAAGTTTGGCGCTACTATATATGGAGTAGACCCCGAATTAAGTAAAGTAGACGCTAGAACTAGGTATGAAGGTAAAGAAGCTGGTGACGGCAGAGACTTGTTTGACGTGTGGTTAGACCAGCGAGAGCACTGGGATAATATAGGGGAGAGAGGGCAGGCGGAGTTCAGAAGACAACGCAAGCTGTATAAAGGGCAGTTCGATGATCTGTTGGATGTGGTATTCGGGCAAATTGATAGTACTTCCGGCGACAACAAGGAATTAGCCGCAAAAATGAAGGACAGGATAGCCAGAGAGTTGGCGGGGAAAGGTGCTCTAGACGTGTACTTCCCGTTAGTACGGGAGGGAAAATACAAGGTAGCCTACAGTGTTAAGGTAGATGGTAAAGAACAACCCGTGTTTCTTATGTTCCAGACTAAAGGAGAGCAGGAAGCGGCGGCCTTAAACGCGGCGAAAGATGCTATAGGTGGAGTGGAGGGAGTCAGGACATACGATGCCGACATGGACATTAAGCAGTTCAACAAAACAGCTCCTTCTGGATCACTTGTGGCAGACATACTACAGCTACTAAGGGCTAATGATATTTCGCCGGATATACAGACTTCGGTGATGAACATGTTCATCAATACATTACCAGAGACTGCCTTCGCTAAGTCTCTACAAGGACGTAATAACGTGTACGGGTTTGAACCCAATGCAGCACTAGGCTTAGAGAAAAAAGGCTATAGCCTAGCCGCGCAAATAGCTAAGATTAGAAGCGCCGCAAAAATATCTGCTCTTAAAGAAAAAATAATTGAGGCGGCGGGAGACCCTAAGTCTATAGACCCTAAGTGGAAGAGTACTGCGTTACGTAACTATACCCGCAATGAACTGCTGGATAGGGCTGACTTTGCTCTGTCTGGGTCTCCAAACAATATGTTTGAGAAGGGCGCTAAGATTGCTAATCAGATAGCCTTCATATACACCATTGGTTTTAACGCGTCATCAGCACTTGTTAATTTGGCTCAACTCCCCACAATGGTATTTCCCAACCTAGCTTCTGTGTACGGTATAGACGCTACCGTTGGGGCGCTCAACAGTGCTACGGCAAGAGTAATGGCTAGGGGTAACAGGATAGACAGAGACTACGACGTTAAGCAAGTCAAAGTAACACGTAACGGTAAGGTTGCTATAGAGTTGCAAGTCACGCTGAAAGAAAGTAAGCGAAAGCAGTTAATATCCTCCGCTAAGAATCCCCTGTCTTTAGACGATACAGCGCAGGTTAAAAGAGATATAGAGGCGCTTGAACGAGACATACCCCTGATAAAGCACGCTCTGGAGCAAGGGCTTATAGAGACTACAGTAGGTATGGATATATCTGCGGCGGTAGAGGCCAGTGGGGAGAAGAGAACTAAGAAGTGGACGAGCCTAGACTGGTGGGGAGAGACTTCGGCTATTATGTTTAACTCGGCTGAGAGGTTTAACCGGCAGTCTTCTTTACTTGCTAGTTACGACTTACTGTTACAGCAGATGGATTCTAGTAAGCGAGTGTACAGTAAACTACAAGCTAAGTTTGTTGACGTGCCAAGTAATACAGAGGCTAAGAGAAAGTTTGCGGCAGAGGAAGCGGCGTACGTAACTCACGAATTAAATGGCGGCGCGACTCTGGAGACTACCCCCCGACTCATACGCGCTAACTTAGGACGCATTGCAGGTATGTACAAGAGTTTCGGTATGCGTATGTACACTACTATGATAAAGAGTCACTACGACCTAGTCGTTGGAGGCACCAAGGACATGCCGCGCCAAGAAAGGAACGAGATAAGGACGCAAGCATTAAAAGCTATAGTAGGCGTTAACCTGACCGCATTTGCTGTTGCCGGTGTGCAGGGTATGCCCTTGTTTGGGATCGTACAGTTCGTAAGGGACTTGTTTAAAGAAGACGATGAGGATATGACTAGGGCCGAACTACAGCACGCTCTGACAGCCGTCTTCGATGACATTCATTTGGGGCTTATGGCATATAAAGGGCCACTGTCTTACTACTCAGGTGTAGACGTGTCTCAGCGTGTAGCCCTTACAAACTTGCTGTTTCAAGAGAACAGGTACAACCCAGAACCCACAGAAGAAGAACTTGTAGCTATGTTTACGGGTGGCCCTGCATGGAGCACTGTAAAGAGAATTATTAGAGGGATCGAAGACGTAAAAAAAGAGAATTATCAGCGAGCCATTGAAAATTTTCTACCTGCGGGTGTTACTAACCTGTATAGGGTAACTCCTGTAGGGCGATTTTATCAAGAGAGGGGTATGTATACCAAGACAACGCAAGGTAGGTCACGTGCTGCTATATACGAAGGACTAACCAATAAAGATTTGTTACTTAGTGGCGTAGGTTTTCCTCCTATGGGGTACGCATTACAGCAGGAAGTGAACGCTAGGGTAAGTAAAAAGGCGAGGGCCATAGGTAAGCAAAGAAAAGACCTAATGAGCGAGTATATCACGTCGTACATGATAGATGATTCGCAAAGACTAGATAAAATAATGCCAAAAATAATTGCTTTTAACGATAAAAACCCCACTGTCGTTATAACCCGAAGTAGTTTGGCTGAAGCCTTACTGCGTGATGTACAGACGACTGCGAGTATGCAACGTGCGAACGGTTTATACGTAAACCCTAAACTCCTAAACTTGGTAGATGAGGCCGCGTTAGATGCGGTTTACCCTAGATAAAAAACCCCCTGTCGCCTCGGAAACGAGCAGGGGGTTGAGAGGGGTATAACCATAGTGAGTCAGGGGAGATTCCCACTACGTCCCATATAGTATCATATAGTCCGCCAGATACGTATACCTAATTTGCCATTTTCTATGGCTATTTTTGTTTTAACTTGCCATTTCTTACGTTTAAACAGCTTTACGACCTGTTCCTTAGCTACTTGTGTGTTTAGACACGGGATAAACACAGATGCTCCCACGTGCATAGCGCCCCAGTTTGTTACGATTTTTATTCCGTCAGGGGATATGTCATCTACCATTAACACGTTACTGTGTCTCTACATCTACCTTAGAGCAGTCCACAAACAACGCGTGCGTTAGAGGTAACACGGTAGTAGTACCTTTAGTAAGTCGCACCTTAGTGGTCTTAGCCCCAAAGCCATCTTTGAGTTCCTGTATAAACGATCCGTAGTTTATCTGCTGTCGCCCACACCATGCCTTCAGCGGTTTAGGTATTAGGTACGCACGTTTGAGGTCAGTCTCATACCTACCAACTAGCCGCACTTTAGGGTCTAGTTCGGGTATAACTAGGTCGTCCATGCCGTTGCCCTGATTCTTGCGTAGGTCGTCACTACTCTTGATTTTAAGTATGCTACCCCAATGCTCGTGGATATAGTCGTTGAGGGTATCTGCCGCAGAAGAACCCATGTCAGCTACCGCATTTAAGTTCTCACGTAGTAACTTGATAACATACTTAAACAGCTTGTTAGTGTCGTAGTTAACTAGTCCTATCTTCTTAGCCACGAGTACACCTGTCAGGTTGTTTGCCGCACCTGCTGACCAGAATCGGTTCTCAGCGGTGAGTCCTGCCACTTCATCTATCTTTGCCTGCACGGAGTCGCGTAGCTTCTTTACTTCTTCTAGGTTCTTCATAACGTACTGTATGTAAACCGTTCCGGCGTGGCCGTATATAGACACAGCGTTGCGTGCGTGAGCATCAGTAATGCTCTTAGTTCCCGCTTCTTTAAACAGCTTAACTGCCTTGGTCTCTAGCATACGTTGAGCCTCCGCCTTCGGCCCATTCTTGTACATGCTTATCTTTTCGATGATGCTAGTGTTACCTGTAGTGACAGCCTGTAGGCTCCAAGGCTTACCCCGTGCCCGTTCCGTATTTGCTCCACCGCCAGTCATGCGGTTCCTCTGCTTACCCCCAGTCAGTTGGTACACCATGTCTGATAGGTCGTCGCCTTTAGCGTTAGTCATCTCGTCAATGTACAGTGGCAGGTTATGGTACACTTCTCCACGTAGCATCCTAGAGTTCTGCGTATCGTTCTTATCCAGCACTAACTCTTCGGGGTTGCCCCATACAGATGCCCCTACGAACATAGCAGTAGTTTTACCAAGGCCACTCTCCTTACTATGCACGTGGAACCCCGAGCAAGCTACCGGACTAAGTGCCATAAGAGGTGATCCAAACGCGGACGCAACTATGTACTGATGTAGTTCAAACCCGTCACGGTCGTAGAAGTTAGCCATGTCGATCCACTCTTGCAAAGTACCCTTGGGTTCAAACGCATGGAACAAGCCCACCGTGGGGGTGGAAGGAGGATTGGCCTTTATACTATCTTCAAATATTTCTTGGTTGCCTACTACAAACGATGTGTACGAATCATCAGTCCATCCAAACTGCCTACGTGCTTCGTCTGCAACACTGGTAGCCTGTAACTCGTTTACCCAAGTAGTCATATAAGTCATAAGATCGTCCATCCTCGAAACAGCAACCCCGTTCATGGACATCTGCTTCCGTAATTCTTCTTTGGAGGTAACGGAGGTAAGCGGGATTGTGAACTCCCTCACTCCATCTTTAGGTAGGTGTAGCCTAACAACTACAGCTTCACCCATCTCCACGTCTTGTATACGCTTAACCACGTACAGGTCATTGTGGTACACGACCTTCTCGTCAGGGTCGCCCTCGGCATTGGTAGTCCGTATGTAAACACCACCGTTGGTTCCCCTAAAGAATGGTCTAGGGTACGCCGGAATAACGTAGGTAGTAGCAGGTGCAAAGGGGAGGTCTAACGCGGGTACTTCTACGATGTTGTCTGCCTCCGTTGCCTCCACCACGCTACTGCCTAACACTATGGGGGATTTTATCTTGCCCCAGTTAGGACAGTTCGGGCATACGTCAGGGTTAAACTCGTCAAAAGACGTACACTTGTATGGGCCTTTAATCAGTTCCATCTTCTCCCGTGTGTCTTCGGGAGTGTACCCCTCGTGCTTCTTAGATATGTTGTGAGCCGCAGATTCGGAGTCTACGCAGAACTTAGCGATAGACAGCCCCGCCCTCCACATGGGTTCACTGCAATTCTCTTGGTCTTTCCATATAGTTTTTATCTGGTCGCAACCAGTGCCGTTCATGGTCTTAGCTATGATGTCTTTAAACTTGTTTTGCTTGTTACCCATCAACGCATCCATGACAGCATTGCTACCGGACGGGGTCATTTTCTTGGGAACTGGTATCAACCCCCCTCCCAATAGCGTAGAGAACTTGTCAAAGTCTACGTCATCAGGATGGTCATCTCCAAAGAACTCTACAGGTGATGGTGGATCGGTCTTGTAGTTGTGCGTAGTAGGTACACGCAGTACCCTAGCGGCATCGGCGGTGACAGCGGGGTCAGCCAGTAGTCCGTGTTCAGCACATAACTTCTTTAGACGTTCTGCTACAGGTAGCCAGTCGTCCAACCCTATCGACTCCGATAGGAACCAATATGCGTGAACGCCACGGCCAGAGTTAACCAGTTTAGGTTTGGGTAGTGATAACGTCTTACAGAACCCCTGTAATGCTACAAGGGCTTTATCTTGATCTGGATAGTCTTTGGTAGCCCCGCAGTCGAGGTCTAAAAAGAAAGACTTGAGTTGGTGTACGTTGCCTACTTTACGTGAGTTTGATTCTTTAAATGTACTAAGTGCAAAATAAGAATCATATCCTTTGCTATCTAGGTCACGTGCGGCATCAGCCATATCCCCTACGGAGGTGTAAAACTTCTGTACCCTCCTGTCATCTTTTGTACGGAAAGAGAATAGGCAGTAGTGCCCATCTTCCCCCAGTACCCTTCTTAAAAAGTCTTCTACTTGCATAATAAATACCTAAATCCGAGAGGTATTGTAGCAGGGGCGCTTGCACGCCCTTTTCGGAATATGTCCTAGCTACAGTTCAGTATTGCAGGGACTAGTCGTCCCAGTCGGCTACTATATCAGCCAGTGCATCGTCAGATGCTTTTGGTGCGGGTGCCTTCTTCTTAACTACCTTCTTAGGCTCCTCGACTTTTGCGGGTTCATCATCCCCAAACAACTCATCAGTTACTGCTTCCGCAGGGGCTTTAGCGGGGGCTTCAGCTATTTCAAACGGATTTTCTTCCGCAGAGAACTGGAACCCTCCCTCTACAGCACCGAACGGTGATGCGGCTTCCATAGGTACGTACTTGATAACCTGTACTGCACGTAGTCGTAGAGATACACCTGCTTCGCGCATGTTGTACGGAGTAAACGTAACTGCTACATTGACTGTGCTACCTGTGGTAAGCATGAAGTCGTCTGGTAGTTTAACGCTTTTTGCATCGTACTGTACAGGTTTAAACGTAGCGTCTTTACCGTACGCCCCTTTCAGTGATGCTTTGTGCGTGTAAGTGCCATCTTCTTCTTTCTTAAAGGGCATGTCGAACTTGTCAGGCCAGCCCTTTTCTTTCTTGGCTTCATACGCTTTAACCATTTCCACGAACAGAGCCTTGGCTTGGTCTTTAGTCATACGGAAGCGGGTTTCATACTTAGCGCCTTCGTCAAACGCGTCACACGGTACAGTGCGGTTCTCTGCGTTATCGAACTTGTAAGTCTTATTGATACGAGGCCATAGGGCTTCGACGTTTGAGATTACATATTGATTATTTGTAGCCATCTGATAAATCCTAATTAATTAGTTTGCATTTAACTCGAAACCTTCCACCGCACTGAACGGAGACACAGGTTCACTTGTTATAGGGATAGACATAGTGATCGCCCGAATAGTATCTTCGTGGTCAATCATGGCCGAAACCCTCTCAAGTGTGTCTTCGTCTAAGCGGTCTACCGGCTTAAAGCAAAGTTTTGGTACTGTACTACCCTCATCAAAGTAAATCTTGGTGGTGATAGTAACTACAGGTGTGTCATGTTTAGCGAGTAACCGAGCATAGTTTTGCATACCCATGTCTCCGCTATTGGTACTGCCAAATATAGACGTGGCAGGTATCTGTAACTGATACACCTCTTCGGGGTTATCCCCAAATACAACTGCTAGTCGTTGAGAGAACCGACAAGCCCTACCCCCATACTGACCTGAACCTCTTATATTTTGAGGGCAGTCCATACAACGCATTGCTTGCCGTTGCTCTTGGGGTACATCTACTGAAGGTACCTGTGTGTCAGAAGACCAACACGTTGGTACCGCAACCCTATTGGGGTCATACGCATCGCCATAGTAAGCGCGAGATACTGGTGCGGCATTTACTATCACCACATCCATATAGCCTAAGTCCCTAGTAACTTCTTCGCCGTCAGCTATAACGTGAAACTTGCCACCACGTATGCTGATTCGGCGTAGCCCGTTACCACTCATCAGGCGTCTTCATCCAAGTCTAACTCTAACTGCTCATACATCATGTCGCCTTGGGGTGCTTCATCTACAACTACCGCAGGCTTACCCAAAAGTTCGGCTTCTAACTCCGGCAACTTAAACCGATAAGTAGAACCTACCTTTATATAGGTATCGCTTGGGATTTTATTAGTGCGTATCCATGCACGTACAGTAGAGATAGACACTGCAAAGTGCTTCGCTACATCTTCGACTGGTACAAATGCCGCCATTATTTTCTCCTTACTGAGACTACATATTCTGAGTCTACGTTAAGACCTTTAGGTACAAGGTCGGGGTTCTCTTCTAGAAACTGCTTCATGTTCGTCTGGTTGAGTCGCTTATCAAGTAACTCGGGTGCTTCATGCTCCAAAACAAACTCGTGCATGTTGCTCCAATCACTAGTCCAATACCTAGTCTTGGCAGACCTATAAAACAATCCTGCTGAAGTCTTTACACTATCGACGCCCTGCTCCTTGCAGTATTCCAACAAGGCTTTCTTTACCTTGTCCATCTGCTCAGTCAGTTTGCCGTCTTCTTCTTTAAACGCCGCCGATAGTTCTGAACGCTTATCTTTGATCTTGAGATAAACCTTGGTTAACTGTTCAGCGGTAGACTTTACTTCACTCATTATACGCTCCTTTACTAACGGGACGTACACTTTATTGCCTTATTGTTAGCTAGTCAAGTATTTCTTTGTAAAGGTCTATCATTTTTGTGTGAATGTCTATTCTATTGTCAAGCAGTGCGTAAACACGTTTCTCTGCGTGCGAACCTTGTAGCTGCACAACGGTACATTTGTGATCTTGTCCTGATCTGTGTACACGAGCGTTAGCCTGTGCGTAGGTTTCCAAGGAACTTGTCGGTGCCCACCATACCACCGTGTTTGCCGCAGTTAGTGTTACACCGTGCGCCGCTGACTGAGGTTGTATGACCAACACTCGGGGATCATCAGCTTCTTGGAACCGTTTGAATATCTCCGTACGCTTACCGGCACTCACGTCTCCCCGTATTATTTCCGTAGATATACCATCATCACGTAACTTATTAGTCAGTAGGTCAATCGTATGCTTGAACGGTACGAACACCAACACCTTCTTACTAGACTCATCTATTACTTCTCGGAGTACCTTGTAGCGTGGGGATATATCAAACTCAAGAGAGTCCCCATCGTCGGTGTATACCGCACCTGCGGATATTTGTAATAACTTGTTCATGTTAACTGCGGCATTGGCGGCGCTTATCTGTTCTCCTGCCGCCTGCATTACCATCTTATTCTTTAATTCTTTATAGTACTTAGTCTGTTGCCTAGTCAAAGGCACTTCTCTCTTGGTGTACACCATGTCAGGTAAGTCTAGGCACTCTTCCTTGGTGAACCGTATGGCAGGTTGCAGTACCCTATGCACTGTGTTGGTAGCATCTTCCTTCGGCACCCACTTAAAGTTTGTTACCTTACGCATTACTTGGTCGCGGAACGACCCAAAGAACCTAGGCACGCCATTGGGGTTAACGAGTTTGGCTATACCGTACGCATCGGTAGGGCTTTGCGCGGCGGGAGTACCTGTCATCATCCACAACCACGTACTTGGCCCCACTAACTTGTTCATGGTCTTCCATCGTTTTGTTTGTGGGTTCTTGTAGTGCGTAGCCTCGTCAACGATTATGAGGTCAAACCCTCCGTTAGCCACGGCGTCTGCTACGATCTCCACTCCGTCATAATTTATTATCACGTACTCAGCATCGCCCTCGATTATCTTGGCGCGTTTAGCTTTTGCCCCATACGCCACGTCTACCTTGCGGTGCATAGCAAAACTGAATAGGTCGTTACGCCACGCAGAATCCATAATAGATAGGGGGCAGACCACCAACACTCGACGTATCACCCCCTGCTTCATCAGGTAGTCTGATGCCCATATAGCACTGGCGGTCTTACCTGTACCCTGCTCGTTAAAGCAGAAAGCCTTGCGGTTCAACGTGAAAAAACTAGCTGTAGTCTTCTGGTGATCGAACGGAGTGTACTTACCTGTCCAATCGTACTTAGATTCTATTGGGGATGGCGCATTGATATTCATGTTGCGCAGTACCTGTGTCTCTTCTAATCCCCAGTTAACAAGTACTTGGTTGTTTGCTAACTCCCTGCTCTTTGGTATAACCGATGTAACCTTTGCGGGGTTACGTAGCGTAAGTAATAACGCCTTATCATCTACTATCTTCATTTATCGCTCCGATACGAAATAGCATGAAGTGGGTGTCCACGTCACGCGAAAAAGTTTAATGGCCCTGCTTCGTCCATAGATAGGGCTAGGTCTACTTATGATCGGAGCGCGGCAAACATCCCAAACGCGCCCCCTTCGGACTACTCGATTTTATGTCGCGTACCTACCACGGAGGCGCAATAGGTGTCCCAAGGAAAGGACACAACATCATTTAACGACGCATCAAGCACGCGTCAACCCATACCAATAGGGAGTTCTTTACTTAGGCTTTCTACTGCCTTTCTTTTTATAGTTGCGGCTACGGTTCTTTGAGCGATCCTCTACTGTAACACCGTCCTTATTAGTGCCACCTTTGCTCAGTGCCTTCTTGTGACTAACGTCTTTACCTTCACGCTTGTCAGCCTTGCCGTTACCGTTGGCGTCTTTACCTTCTCTGTCCATCTTGCGTCTGGCACGCTGTCGCTCCATCCTAGCCTCGAACGCTTTACTGCCGACAGGGGCATTGACCTGCTTCTTTCTTTTCTTACGCATTAGTTTCTCCCATTGTGTACGCACTCGGTAACAATACAGTGCCTACGACATAATCCACTTTGGTGGGCATTCCACACATCATTTTCAAATGCTTGTTCCATGCGGCTGTAGTCTGATAACCACTTCTCCCATAGCCTAGGCTCATCCGGCTTGGAGTAGTCTTCCTTTATTAACTCACCACACACTACAAATAATAGGCCGCCCTTCACTTTCTCTAGCTTGGGGTACATCTTGAACATGCTCATAGCCATCAGTTCTAACTGGCCTTTATCAGCGTACCTAGTATTTTTACTTGTCTTGTAGTCTACCACATAAGCTGTTTTGGTGCGTTTGTTTAGGATAACTAAATCGGCAATACCACGCCACCACACGTTGTCATCTCGGAACCCGCACGGCTCTAGGTTCTCAGTAAGCCCCATCTCCAACTCGCACAGCTTCTCACCTTCTATGCCATTCAGTACATCAAGTACGTCTTTACAGTAGTTGTACTTTTCGGGTAGCGGAGTGCCATCCCTAATGTATTCCTCTGCGGCAAGGTGTACGGCAGTGCCATATAGCATGGCCTCTGTCTCTGGCTCCCTGTAGTCCTTTGCCACCTTGAGGTGGTAGAACTTCTTAGGGCACTGCTCGAACGACTTAATCTTTGAGAACGACCACGGGGTTATACTCATTCCGATTCTTTACCCTCTATAATACCTGCGGCCACTACTAACTCAGCTATCAACGTGTGCAACATATCCTTATCCATACATATAGTATTCTTGTGCTCCACAGTACCTTCCATCTCGCACTGCTCTATAAGTATTATCTCTTCCCCCTCTTTTGTTTCTCCTACTATTATAGTCAGGTAATCTCCGTCAGTTTCGGGGAAATTAGAGGTTACTTCTTTGGCACGCTTAAACTCGTTAATATCTGTTACGTTACCCAAACCATGCTCCTAGTATAATCAACACAAATGCAACACCTACCGCATGTACCCTACTAATTTCTACAGTACCAAGGGCGTACTCTACAACTTTAGTGCGTAGTTCAGACACGTTGCTACGTGCTTTCTTTAGTTCCCTGTCCGCGAACGCGTGGGCTTCTTTCATTGCTTTTTCTATATCACTCATCCTGCCGCTTCTCCGTATGATTTACCATTATCTGATTCGCACGTGATAGGCAAGCCTTCCGCCCAAGGTGCGGTGCTACTCATACACTCTTCAATGTAACGTGTAGCTTCTTTAAGTTCATCCTCTGGTACACAACATACCACGGAATCATGTACAGTCAAAGCGACCTTATACCTTTTAGCAATCGCTAACATCTGATCGCCAATGATACATCTAGCTATCGCTTGGCATATATTCTCTGTGACCTTACCGCCATATATCCTAGTGTACCCGCGCCGAGTCTTATACTTAAACTCCGGCCCACGCTCACCCTGCTCGTACTGTAAGTCGTCATACCGCATCTTGAGTCCAGACGGTAGTAGTATCCAACCATTACGCCCGTCAGCCCCGTACTTAACTATCCCATTGGGGCCGAGGCTACCCGAGTTACCACGCGACATCTCAACCAGCATGTTCTGACAGTCACGCCATAACGTGTTTATCTTCCAGTTAGCGTCTCGGTAGATTCGGATTACCCTACGTGCTTCCTCTACGTCCATGTGGGTACCAAACGACTGTAGCTGGTCTGCAAAGCGTACCGCACCCATGCCATATCCTGCGCCCAAGATAGTAGTCTTACCTACAAAGCGTTGGTCTTTCGTGACCGCTTCTTCTGGTATGTTGTATATCTTAGACGCCATCTTTATATACACGTCTTCCTTATCGGTAAACGCTTGGACTAAATCATCCTGCCCTGCAAGCCACGCCAGTACACGCGCTTCGATCTGCGACGAGTCACAGTCAACCATCATGTACCCTTCGGGGGCAAGCATACTGTTCTTTAACTTCTTACCATTCACACCACGGCTAGGTAGATTCTGGATGTTGATCTTGTCATCGCCACCCCACCTACCAGTGTGTGCCGCGTAGTATCTTACAGGTACCGGGAGAAGTCCGCGTTTAGCTATACCTATAAACCTCTCAGTACGTGATTCCTCAAGCGTACTCTTGGTGCCTAGCCTAGCAGTTACGAGTGCTTGCACTCTAGGGTCAGAGTGGTTCTCCAATGCCTTGAACTGCTCGTCATTCTTAGCGAACGCGAACGTCTCTTTGTTAGTGGTAAGACTTATCTTTGTAGGGGGTATGACACCTAGCCCCTCAAGCAATTCGGCAAACTTAGGATTACTCATAAGTTCTTTCTTTGTAACACCAGAAGACGTTATCAAGTCTTCCTTTATCTGCTTGGTGTCTTCCAAGTGTTGCTCAAGTAGTCCTAAGTCCAACTCCAGTACAGGCTCCACGAACATGCGTAGCGTACAGTCTATAAGGCGTAACTCCCCCTTGGGGAACCCTCTGCCCATAACATTAAACAGCTTATAGGTTAACTCCACGTCATTGATGCAGTAGTCGCCGTACTTGTCTAACTCCGCATCAGTGAAGTCCAGTCTACGCTTACCTATAGCATCTAGTACTTCCGTCCCTTTAGCGCCGAGGCCGTATCTCTGCGTAAGCGCATGGAGAGAGCCGCCAACTTCAACACCGTGAAGAGCACGAGCAATACAAAGGGTGTCAGTAAGAACGCGAGGATGAACGTCAAATAACCAACTAAGAATAGCGCCATCAAACAAAGTGTTATGACATAGTAGTACAGATGAACCCCAATCGAATGTATGTAAGTATTCTTTAAGTTCTTCGTGCGTACCACTAGCCCATTCTGTAGCATTGTTATTTACCTTTACACCTACACCCACTACCTCAAAACGAGGATCACGTATGTAGGCTTCTGTTGTCATCTTACGGAGAGAGAAGTCCTTGTCATAATACGTTTCAAAGTCAACCGTTATCAAGTCCATCTTCATCCTCCTCTATGTCCACTACTTCCATGTCTGCCTTGTGTTCGGCTTCGGTGATATGCTTGGGGGCTTCCTTATCCCCAAACACCTTATCCCAGTTATCCCTGAACGTAGCGGCTGTAGGGCGCTGACGGCTACCCTTACTCATAGTCCATAACCTCTATTAACTTGTTTAGGTACCACTGCGCTTTCTGCAAGTCCTCTAACGGCTTGCCCTTCCGCTCGTACCTCCAAAGGTATTTCAGACAGGCACCCTTGCAGTACCCTTGGAATGCTTCGGCAGTCATGCTTGCTTCTATACCCTCAATACATTCGATATTGCCATAGGTATAGTGATTGGGGTGGTTGACCATATCATCGGACGTGTCGGCTATAGCCGTGCCCCAATGCTCTAGCCCAGTCTTTTCTAGGGCAGGGCCGAGTCCACGTAGCCTATCCCAATCGGCTGGTGTTGCGTCATTAATACTCATACTATCCTCCGAGGATTTGTTTAATATCGTTCATGTTGTCTTCATTAACTACGTACGCGATTCCGTACGCTTCGCTTATCTCTCTGAGATTCTTCTCCTGTAAAGCTGTTGGTGTGTTCTTACCCGCTTTACATTCGATCCCAAAGAACTTTCCGTTGTAGCAACCTACTATGTCAGGCACTCCGCTCTTACCGTATCCCCCAGTAGCAGGGAAAAAGTAGTAGCACCCTAACGCTTTCAGTTGCTCAACGATCTTCTTCTTAACCTTCCCTTCTGGCGTCATCGCCATAACCCTCTCCTTTTCGTCGAGAACTGGTATCAGTCCCTCTGTTATTTAAATACCCAAAACGTGTGCTCGTCGATACGCCTACCAATACCCTCTACAGGTTCGGTGGGCGGTGTAGGGTCACACATCATCAGCACCGAGAGCCTTTCTTCAAGCCACTCCGGTACATCTTCATCCAGATCATATAACCCCTCACACTCCGAGTCAACACAATTCATACCTAAACACGTTACCTCGATACTGTTAGTGTATCCCAGCGTAGAAACGCGGTAAGCGTTAGGCATCTCTGTCGGATCGTCCCATATTGTATCACTGTGTGACATAGAACAGAGCCTCACTGTGGCGATACCCAACCTGCGGTATGTAGTCTCCCACCCCACATATAGATAGAGTAGACAGCTTACCCAGCACGCCATCGGGTAAGTCACCGTAGTAAGTATCAAACTCCAACAGCCTAGTCCTCTCCATATTGTGCATATCCCCCACGGGACACACATCGAACGCTTGCTTGCCTAACCTCTCGTATACTCGTACAGCATACATAGGCATCTCTGCGTCAGCCTTGGATTGATCTTTCACCTCCTTGGCCACACGTAGAGACGTTAGGTTATCTGGCACAGTCTTATCCATGAACTCATGTCCAGAGTCCAACAGCATGTACATCTCATTGAGTATTGGAGTACACCTGTCTTCATTTGTCTTGTCCCACCTCGCACCGAGCAGTTGCGTCCACGCAGTGCCATGCTTAGTTTCAGTATCATCTACCGCGTGCATTAATGCACTCCTACACTTAGTCCTGCTGGCAAGCACTACCTCGCTGTGCGTACATCTGCGCAAGTACTTCTTTGCGTTCTGCTTGGCCTGTCCCTGTAGGGCAGTGATCTTTGTGCGGAACTCCGAAGAGTAGTTGCTGTGCTTGTTATTGGTTATGTCTCTACTGTACACACGGTACACCATCTTCTCGTTGGTATGACAGAACCCCACGTCTATCCAACCCATAGTGTATTCGTCCTCGGGGTAGTAAACGTGATACACCATGTCTCGACTATTGTCCTCGTTGTCAGGGCGTACCTCACAACCTCTGAAGGCTTTCTTTATCTCATTGATAAACCAATTCAACTCGTAACGGTTTGTCGCGTTACCTACGGGTGAAGGCAGGGCAATCTTCTGTACGTCAGCAACTGTATATAAACAGTACTTCCCCTCCTCGTTGTACGAATAATGTGATTCAGCCATGTTATTTCACCTCTCTGTATTCTTCAAACGACTCATTGAACTCGCCATAGTAGTTGATCCACGCGTTGAACTTGGTGCGGAACTTCTTAGGGTCACTTGTCAGGCTGACGTTTTTGTCAGAAAACCCAGACCAGTATCTGTTACCCATGCTATCTGCTAACTCACACAGGAACGCGTGTACCATAGTGGTACGTTGCTCGTGTTGATCGTCCATTAGCATGTCTCTAAACGTGTAACCCTTGACTGCACTAGCGCCCCGCGTTGCCTCGCGGTTTGAGTCCCAGTCCATAGTGCCCTCAAGTATCGGGGTCATAGTCCACGCCCAGTGCAAGTACTCGTCGATAGCTTTCTTGTACGGTGCCTTGGCTTCCTTGTTAACACGTACTCGTATGACGGGTACAGGGTGCGGATCGGTCGTCAACCCCCATGCCCATGCCCCGTTGTGTCGGTGCCCTGCGACTGAATTCTGTTTACCGTTGGTAAACGCTACGGGCTTATCAACACCCTTGGGTAGGTAGTAGCGGCTCCCGTCATAATGTATGTACTGCTTGCCGCTATCCACAATGAATCTCATGCTCGTAGGCGTACACCGCGCAAGGAACGAGTACCTGCCATTGTGTGCGCCGTCACCACACTCGTTACGGAATTGCACTGTGTCAGTGCCATCGGCATTGCGAGTCCAGACCACTGCTGGGGTGGCGGAGGCATAGTTCACTTGAATACCGTAATCTGATAACACGTACTGGTGTGGGGACACCTTAATGATGCACTCCCACTTACGTCTGCGATCCCCGAGAGGCACTATGTTAGTACCCCTGATTGGTTTGGTGTTGTTATACAAATGTTCCACGTGCGTGAAACTGTCTAGCCCATAATTATACATAGCCATAATATTGCTCCGAGTTGTTTTGTTATAACACGTGTTATAACTTTTAGTTAGTTACCATTTGATTTACTACTAGGTATGCAAAAAGTACACACAGCGCGAGTACTCTATACCCGTAGTCTTCTTTCTTTTTATCGTCCATACCTTACCCCTGTTGTATGCGTTGCCACGCACGTTGCACTGTCCCCACGTCATTGCGGTCATAGTCACTGTCCACTGGTGTATCCCTAACGTGGTCATAGTAGAACTCCAACGCCTCGTCTATAGTGTTGACAGCATCTGCCCACTCCATACGTAACTCCTCCGCAGTTGACCGGAGGCAATCTTTTGAGGCTTGTTTGTAATTGTTATCGCTCATATCAATCTCCTGTTTAACCATTCACCTGATAACTTCTCTGCATGTGTATCGAAAGAACTCTTCAATGGGCGATCTGCTGACCTGTTGATAGCGTTGCCCTCGTAGTCATAGTTCTGATACATAGGGCGCAGATGCGAGTTATACACCTCAAACACTCTGTGTAGCCTAGTAGACATAGCATTTGGTTTGATGTTCGCAACCTTCGCGTAGTCCCTCGCGGAGTACATGTGTCCTGTTGTTAACTCAGGGTGCGAACCCATAAACTTTATCAACCTTGCTGTCATAGCATATCCCTCGACTTGATGTGTACTGCCTTACCCTCATCGGGCACTGCGCTCTTGTTGTCCAGTATCGCCCAGAGTACGGGACAAGTCCAATCACCCCATCCAGAGTACAAGTAGCCATCGGTCAGAACGATACACGCTTGAGGCTTGATACCCTCGGCGGCCATGTACTGCGTGACGCAGTTGACATCGGTACCCCCACCACCCATAGGCTTGGTAGACTTGACCAGATTGTCTAACTCGTGCATGCCGTATGCCTCGTCACCCACAACACTGCTACCCCAGTACAGTAGGCGTAGCTTGTCAGGTTTGACTGTGTCGCATACACCCTTGACCTCAGACAGGAACGCTGTCAACTCTCGTTGTCCGACAGAGCCTGACGTGTCAATGGCAATGACCAACTCATCCACCTTCTCACTGATACCGCTAGGCATGATGATACCCTGACTCATCAACCTGCGATTGGGTCGAGCGTATGTAGAGTAGTCGCTACCTGCACACGTGTTCTGTATGAACTCACGCAACACCTCACGCCAATCAATCTGTGGCTGTAGTAACTCGTCGAGATCGCGGTTGCCTGTACCACCCATCTTACCTGCGGCCATAGCACCCTGACGTATAGCCTCGTCAATGTCACGCGCCAACTCACGCTTGTCCTCGTCGGATAGAGACTGCGCACCCTCCCAGTCGTGCTCGTCAAGTCCTGCGCTACCACCACCACCGGGAGAGCTGGAAGGTTCACCATCACCCCCTGACTCGTCATCCTGTGAGCCATCACCCTGATCGTCTTGCGACTGCTCGTCCTGCTCCTTGCGTAGGATGTTGAACACCTGTGCGCTGTCCATACCACGGAACCGCTCATCGACTAGCCCACCCTCGGGTAGTTCGGCGAACCCATCTTGCCTGTTGTCATCGACGATCTTGATGTTGATAACGTAGTCACACGCGCAGTTAGCTAGATGCGGATCAATCTCATACATCCACTTCCATATCTCAAGGTGGCGGTGTAGCTTGTGCCCCTCGTCCTCGTGCAGTACTAGCCCACGCAATTCGGCATCGGTCAGTCCATCAACGAATGCACGTCCGTACTTCACATCACGCCCGTTGGTACAGGCTGTCGGTACATCGTCCTCGATAGTTTTCTCACCGATCATCAACACACCTGCTAGTGCTGTGTATCTCGGGTGTCCCATGATGGCAACGACTGCTTTAGACAGTCGCTCCTCCGCAGTAAGTTGTTTACCTATAGTCAACATAGTATCTCTCCTATACCTTGTCACTTGCGAACATGTAGTTGTTCTGCATAGCCCACGCGGTGAACTCCTTACTCTGCATCACAACATCGCGGTGCGCATACGAGTTAGCACGTATGCCATTGGCGAACAGACCTTGCGCCTCCTTGTCGAGACGTTGCATGTACGTCACCCACGCATCGACCCAGTCACGTTGCATCGCACCCATAGCACGGAACACTGTCATGCACACGGCTGATGCTGACTCGGGTACTTTGGCATTGAGCGGGTCGTCCTTGATAGACTGTAGGCTCGGTAGTTGGTCGGCCAGCTTCACAAACGCCATCATATCCATAGCGCCACGATCACCGATAGTACCCATAAGTAAAGCTGTCAGGGTGTGATCGTCATACTGATCGCGTAACTTGAGTACGTCACTCGCGGCCTCCAATGATCTTGGGGTGATAAACGCGGCACGCGACTGCTTGGGGTGGAAGATGTACGGGTTGTCATCGGGGTTCTTCACGTCCTCGAAGCCTTGCAACACCTGCGGGAACTCGCGCACGAAACCTAGCACACTGTGATCGACACCGTTGCTGATACCCCAGTCGATAAACTCGTCACTGGTAGACTTGCGTGCTGTGACAACTGTGATGCGATTACGTGAGTGTGGTGGTAGCAAATCGCCCACACCCTCTGCACCTAGATTGGTAGTAGCAAACACAATGCTACCCTCTGGTAACTTCTTATTACCTACCTTATGCTCTAACATAGTAATGTTTAGGGCATTCTTGACTGATGGATTCGCCTTACCTAACTCATCAATGTTGATTATTAGTGGCTTGCCGTGATGTATACCGAACTCCTCATTGGGTAGGTATGTCACGTATCCCTCATCGGTATTGAGTGACGGTATGCTGATGTCACCCAAGTCCTTTGTGGTACAGTCAAAGTAACATGGCACGTGGTCAGGGAATCTATCTGCTAACGTCTTGAGCAGTGATGACTTACCGTTACCCATGTGACCCTGTACGAGTATGGTGCGTTGGTGGCCAACAGTAGCGATAGCGTTGGCGATTTGGTCTAGCGATAATGCGTACATAGCTTGTGTATTCATAATGGTATTGCTCCAATTGTTTTGTATACATATGTATACATTTAGTTTAGTTACAGCGTTTCAACAATGCGGCCATCAACGGCCACGATTTTGTAATACGACACGCGGGGCGTACGTAGCGTGCGTAGGTTCTTGTAGTGCTTGGTGCGCTTGTAGTTGCGCACACGTAGCACCGTTTGACCGTCAAGGTTTCCCAGTATTTGACGGTCGTTTGAGTCATAGGCTTCAACGTAATACATTATTCTACCTCCCATAACTCATCGTCAGTAACGTGTTCAGCTACATACGATAAGTCCATGTTGCCTCCCTCGGTGAATAGCTGGACGTTGCCCTTGTTATCAGTGAGTGGGTTGCCGTCCTCGTCTACTTTGTAGAACTGTATGTCCCACACTGCGATTGAATATTTTTTATCCATGATTACATCCCCAATGATGGTAGTAGGCCGTGCCCAGTTTGGGGCTGTACTTGCCTCAGTACATCGTCCACTGCCCGTTTGGTTTCGGCACGGAACCCCTCGTTGTTGCGCAACCCATCGGGAGTGACCCCGCGTAGTGTGTCGTCTAGCTTACGCGCCATCTCGGACATCTGGCTGTCACCTGCCACGTTACACACAGTAAGTAGTTCTACCATGTCGAGCACGTTCTCCACTAGCGAGTCGCGGAATACTTTCTTCTTGTCATCGCCACCATAGTCTAGTCGCTCGGACATATTAGACAGAGCCTTGTACGTACGATCCCACACATCCTGCATGGCAGACCCCAACTGCTTACTGTAGTACTCGTTATAGTGTGACTCCAACACGTCACGTTGCTCGTTGCCCACGTCCACACGAAAGTCACCGGCCTCGGGTAGCGGTATATACGAGATGTTGAACGCGAACTTCTCACGTATCGACCACTCACTAGGGTAGTCATCGGCTCGAAACAAACTACCGATCCGTGCCTGTGCCCTGCTCACCTCCCACGTGTAGTTGTTACAGAACGTATCGACCATGCGCTCGAACTCGCTTTGCAACTCGGTCATCTGTTGGTGGTACTTGAAGTACTGCGCTGTCGGTAACAGTCGCATACCCAGATCACTCCATGGCATTGTCATGCTGTAGTGGATGTTGCGTGCGTTGGCCACGAATTTCTGTATGGCGGTTAACTCGTCGCAGTTACCCAGTAACTTCTTATTGACTGATGCCGTACCATTATCGGCGTAGTTCTGGCTCGTCACTGATGCGGATGCTGACTTGTCTTTCTTGCGTCCAGTCCAGCAACTGATCTTCAACTCTCCCAACATGGCACTCGATCCGATTGATGGTGCGCTTGCCTGTGGTGCTGTTGTTGCTACCATTTGATTTAGATTGTTCATAACTGTATTGCTCCGATTGATTTGTATACATATGTATACATTAGTTTAGTTTTTCGACCTTCTTGCTTATGTCGTATATGACCTGCTCCAATAGCGCGTCTACAACATCTGCTTTGCCCTTGTGCAATGCAACGACTGCACTTTTAAGTACAAGGGACATTTCTTTCAACTCGCGGGTCTGCTTACCAACTATCTCACGCACCTCGTTCTGGTGGTGAATCTCCGCGTGCCTCAGTGCTTCGCTCATAACTGTATTGCTCCGATTGATTTGTATACATATGTATACATTTAGTTTGTGTTGACACGTTTAGCTGTGTCGCCCCGAAGGCCATAACTCGACCTACTAAAACCATTATACAGGAATGGCGGCTTATGTCAAATGGTACACAAACGTGTTGTTTAGTGTGTAGCGGTGTAGTGTACTACGTTGTACCAGTGTGTACCTACGTGTGGTCTGTAAGTTACTGATATTTATACAATGTTACTTTGTTACCTTTTTGGTGGAAATATGAGGGTATTATTTTAAGGTGAAAGGGGAGGTAACAAAGGGAGAATTTTTTGAACGCCGGATACTATTTTTGTAAAAGGTAACATTATAAATTATTTATTAAAAAGAGTATAAAAAAGGCCATTTTCCGCACATGCCTAGTCATGCACTGTCACGAAACAGCACGTTTAGATACTTTTTGTATTGTTACTTTTTGGCCGAAAAAAAGGTAACATTGCGGTAACATTACAAGAAAAAAAGTAACATTGTAAAAGTAACAACGCGCTACGCAGGTTCTGAACTGGTATCAGAGAAATGTATACATATGTATACAAACCAAAAACGTCCACGCGCTAACGTGCCATGCTATGCGCTACGCAGATTCTGAACTGGTATCAGACGAATACGCTATGCGCTACGCAGATGTAGAACTGGTATCAGACGAATACGCTATGCGCTACGCAGATGTAGAACTGGTATCAAACGACTTTTCTCGGGGCGAAAAAAAGCCCCGCCGGAGCGGGGCAAGGATTGCAGGGGAGTTAAAAAGGATCGAGTCCGTGTATTGCATGCTGGCGATTCTCGAATGCTAACCATTCGTCTTCAAGTGATTTGTCAATATGTTCAGCGTGGTTATAGGTGGCCATATATCTGGCGGTCTCAATTGAGTGCCCTTGGCGGAGATAGTAATCAACCGCATCAGCTTGTAGCAGGTTTAACAATTTTTGATTTTTCATGATGGTTGCCCCTGTATCAGTACCCAGAGGATAGTTAACAGAATGCCTGCCGCCGGAATTAAAACTATCGTGACCAGCGCGGCCAGTATTGCATCAGTGATTTCATTACGCGTCATAACTTACTCCTGTTGGATGGCCATCCTTGGCCGGTGGTGATCAGTGTTTAACTACAATCTGTTGAGCCTTAGCTAGCAGTGCAACCAGTGCCACTACATCAAACTCCGGTTCCTCAATTGCCTGCGCCCGCTTGGCCGCCTGTTGTAGTGACTCCAGTACCTTGGCCGCTGACCCCGCCGCCTTGGCTTGGCCGGTGGGCTGTTGGGGTGCCCGTTTAGCTTTATTTTTCTCGGACTCGCTGGCTTTAAACTCAGGGTCTTGGCGTAATCTCATAGCCGTCCTATCGTCCGTTATTTTCTTATTTACGTCAGTCCTTAACTTATTTTTCTTGGCTATATCCTCATCGCTAAGTGCCGTATTGGGCGTCTTGTATAGCTTCGGTGCCCATGCTCCGAACCCTTTCCGCCGCGCCGCGAGTAGCGCCTCTCTCAACTCCGGCGTGGCCGTTGATCCCTTAGCCTTAACTGGTAAGAAATCAGTCCAAAGCATGCCATCACTGATCATTTGATCATAGGCCGCCTGCGCTTGCTTACGGGCACTTTCCTCCTTGCTGGAAGTCTTACTTAATAAATCAGCCGCTTTCGGGGTGAATCGGGCTGGCAGTGCTGTTGCTTCGTTTACGTTTTTCATAACTTATTACCTTGTAAAATGCGCGGGCTTGTAGCGGTGCCGCGTTAACCGATCAAATCCGTTATTGGCTTTGATGGTTCGCATAATAACAAGTTTACCCCTGTTTACAATAGATAGGCCGCCGACTGTATACATATGTATACATTACTGGTTATCTGGTAGGTTTACCCACGAATGGCCAGAATCCGACCCCTACCCCGCCCCCATGACCCGCTATGTCAGACAGGAGTCCCACCGCTCTATATATTACTAATTTCCACGAATAAATCGTTATTTTATGAGTTCGAGACCCCTACCCCCTCTATATAGGAACACCCCCCACCTCTTTTTCTGACCCCTTGTAAAAAATTTTTTATACTGTACGGTGTACGTTCCTATTAGGTAATACATAGGCGGGACGTGAGTAAAATAAAGGGCAGAATAGATAACGCCGCACACACAGGAAGGATAGGTGAGTTCTTTGCCATGTATGTTTTGGAGCGCCACGGCATAGAGTGCCACCACGTAGACCGTTCCGGCGTAGACTTATGGTGCCAGTCGTACCACGAAGAGATGTTCACGTTACAGGTGAAGGCGGCTAACCTTGCAACACTCAAGCAGCGGTACAGAAACCCAGTACGTAAGTACCTGTACAGCCTAGCCTCGCAGAAAGTGGCGGACTTCTATATGTTCATTGCTTTAGACGAGCAGAGAGTGCTTATAAAACCTACGGAAGAGCTGGGGAGTAAAGGGTGTTTGCAGCTACTCCCCGACAAGTTTACAGAAGAAGCAGAAAAGGAGGGACTAAACCTCCTACGTAACTTTAAAAGGGTAGACCATCCTCTAGGGCAATAACACCAAGCCCCACAATAACAACAATACACGCCGAAACAATAAACACAGTAAGACCAAACACAAAGAAACCTCAGAACAGTAGGGGGTTGAAAGAGGCGCTATTATATTAGTGATCCGATATGATCGGAAATGTATAATAATCATGTAGGATATACCATAAATGGTATGGGCAACTCCCTATGCTTGTCTTGTGTAAACAAGTATGGTACAAAGGCACTCCGGTTTAACAACCTGCGATTACAATATGACGATTAAACTCGAACCCGAGACAGGGGTTCCGCTATTTGATGACGACCCCGCCGTGGACTTGAGTGTCCGTGCGCGAGCAGCGAAGACGACGGCCTTAGAGCTGGCAGAACACGGGCTAGAATTGAAGCCCAGCAAAGAAGATGAAGACGTGGCAGCTAAACTTGCCATAGCGTATGCCGATGATCCTGAAAAGACATCGAAGAAAGCAACAAACAAACGTATGGCTAACTTGACCCCAGCCTCGCTGGTGCTAACTAGTAACATACTCACGGAATTTGGTGCCTCTGTAGTGGAGTCAGCCGTTTCTGTGCGCCACTTGGTAACGAATAAGCTGATATTAGAGACAGAGAACCCCGATCCACGCGTTCGTATTCGAGCGTTGGAGTTACTGGGTAAGATTTCGGACGTAGGACTGTTCGCAGAGAAGTCGGAAGTGACCGTTACGCACCAGTCAACGGATGATCTCAAGGCAAAACTGCGCAAAAAGCTAGAAAAGCTCGTAAATCCTGCGGATGAGGTGACACTGGACGGAGAAGTTATAGACGTAGACGCAGAATTGGGGGTAAGTAAGGATGCCTAAGACGTATATTCACGTGAATCAGCACAAAATCCGCGCCAATCTCAAGAATGGGACGAACGAACCTGTAATTACCGTAAAACAAGGCAAGAAAAACACGTATTGTAACTCTGTAACTATAAATGGGCCGTCTGAAGTCCTGCAAAGTACCACAGATAAGCCGATTTTGAGTTGTGGGGCGCGAGTAGTCATGGTAACTACCGCTGATGTGACGATAAATGACTGCGCCTAGCACCACTGAAGCGTTTACCCAAGAAGAAATCCAGCACATGTTGGATAACATTGACGAGTTCAGCACCGACGAGGTGGTGGAGATAGAGAAACTTGTCGATGAGCTAGACAAACGGCGTACAGTTAAAGCCGCACACGACGATTTAATAGAATTTTGTAAACTTATGCAGCCTGACTACTTAGTTGGGAAGCATCACCGCATGTTGGCCGACCTCCTAATGGCCATTGAGCGAGGAGACAAAGACAGGGCGTGCGTAAACATACCGCCTCGTCACGGTAAGTCCCAGCTTGTATCTATCTTCTACCCTGCGTGGTACCTAGGGCGTAACCCTGACAAGAAGGTTATGATGGTGTCACATACTACCGATTTGGCGGTGGACTTCGGGCGTAAGGTACGAAACATCCTAGCCAGTGAAGTCTACGCAGACATCTTTCCTACAGTAAAACTCGCCAGTGACTCTAAATCAGCCGGACGCTGGAGTACGAGCATGGGCGGGGAGTACTACGCATGTGGTGTTGGATCGGCTCTAGCGGGCCGTGGTGCGCATTTACTACTTGTAGACGACCCTCACTCTGAGCAAGACGTGATTAATGGCAACTTTATTGTCTTTGAGAAGGCGTATGAGTGGTTTACGTTCGGTGCTCGTACTCGTCTGATGCCCGGAGGTAGTGTAGCTATTATCCAGACACGGTGGCACATGGACGACCTAACGGGGCGTGTGGTCAAGGATATGGCCCAGAACGACCGTGCTGACCAGTATGAGGTCATAGAGTTCCCCGCTATATTAGATGTGGACGATAAAGAGACGGGCAAGCCCATACAGAAACCTCTGTGGCCTGAGTTCTTTGATCTTGAGGCGTTATTGCGTACCAAGGCATCAATGCCTACGTTCCAGTGGAACGCCCAGTATCAGCAACAACCCACCGCCGAGGAAGCCGCCCTAGTAAAAAGAGAGTGGTGGAATGAGTGGGAGAAAGAACGGCCCCCCGCCTGCGAATATATAATCATGTCCTTGGACTCCGCAGCAGAAAAACACAACCGAGCGGATTACACGGCGCTTACTACGTGGGGAGTGTTCCTTAATGAGGAGACTTCAGCGTATAATATAATCTTGCTTAACAGCATAAAAGAGCGTATGGAGTTCCACGAGCTAAAAGAATTGGCTATGGATCAGTACACGGAATGGGAACCAGACGCTTTTATAGTAGAGAAAAAGAGTTCCGGTGTAGCGTTGTACCAAGAAATGCGACGTATGGGCTTACTTGTACAAGAATATACCCCCCATAGAGGTTCTGGTGATAAACTAGCACGTCTAAACTCTGTATCAGACATTGTGCAATCTGGGTTAGTATGGGTTCCACAGACTAGATGGGCAGAAGAAGTAGTAGAAGAGATCGCAGGGTTTCCCTTTATGAGCCATGACGATCTGGTGGATTCCACAGTTATGGCACTTATGCGGTTCAGACAAGGCGGATTTATACGATTACCTACTGATGAGCCAGAAGACATTAAACAGTTTAAACATCGCGGTAGCGGGTTTTATTAAGAGGTTACAGAATGGCAATTGAGAAAGGTATCTACGCCGCACCAGAAGGCATAGAAGACGTAGAAGTAGAAGAGGCCGAAGTGCTTGAGGGAGACTTATCTATTGAGATAGTCGATCCTGAGATGGTTACTCTGTCTGATGGTAGTATGGAGATCACCCTGATCCCTGATGCCAACGAGACCGACCTAATGGCGTTTGACGCCAACTTGGTGGACGCACTTGATGAAGGACTCTTAAACGAGTTATCAGGTGAGTTAATAGGTATGGTAGACGCAGATGTGGACAGCCGCAAAGACTGGGCAGATACCTACGTCAAAGGACTGGACATCCTAGGGTTTAAGTACGAAGAGCGTACAACTCCTTGGCAGGGCGCGTGTGGCGTCAACTCTACAGTCCTAGCCGAAGCAGCTATACGGTTCCAAGCAGAGACCATGAGTGAGACTTTCCCTGCTCAAGGGCCAGTAAAGGTAAAGGTTCTAGGTAAAGAGACTAAAGAGAAGTTAGAAGCAGCAGAGCGTGTAAAAGCGGACATGAACTATGAGCTTACAGAGAACATGGTGGAGTACCGTCCAGAGCACGAAAGAATGCTATATAGCCTAGGACTCGCAGGATCGGCGTTTAAGAAGGTTTACTTCGACCCCAATATGGGTAGACAGGCCGCCATCTATATTCCAGCAGAAGACGTTATTGTGCCTTATGGCGCATCCAACATAGAATCTGCCGAACGCGTTACCCATGTAATGCGTAAAACCAAGAACGAGATAATGAAGCTACAAGTGAGTGGTTTCTACTCTGGCGTAGAGTTAGGAGAACCTCGCCCGTTCCACACCGATATTGAGGAAAAGAAGGCCGAGGAAGGTGGGTACGACATCACTGATGATGATCGTTACACTATATATGAGATTCATGCAGACCTCATCATTGAGGGTGTAGACGACGAAGACGGTATCGCAAAGCCCTACATTGTTACTATAGAACGCGGTACTGAAGAGATATTGTCGATCCGTCGTAACTGGGAAGAAGAGGACGCCTTAACGCTAAAACGTCAGCACTTTGTACACTACGTATATGTGCCCGGATTTGGCTTCTACGGCCTAGGACTCATCCACATAGTAGGTGGGTACGCTAAAGCAGGAACGTCGCTCATACGACAACTGGTGGACGCTGGTACCCTGTCTAACCTTCCCGGCGGCTTAAAGTCTCGTGGGCTACGTATTAAAGGTGATGACACTCCTATCGAGCCGGGCGAGTTTAAAGATGTAGATGTGCCATCAGGCAGCATCAAAGAAAACATCATGCCCCTACCTTATAAGGAGCCTAGCCAGACTCTGTTAGCATTGCTTAACCAGATCACTACTGAAGGCCGCCGTCTAGGTGCTATCAGTGACATGAACATATCTGATATGTCCGCAAACGCCCCAGTGGGTACTACGCTAGCATTGCTAGAACGTACGTTAAAGCCTATGGCTGCGGTACAGGCGCGTGTCCACTACGCTATGAAGCTAGAGTTCAAGATGCTCAAAGCTATCATGGCCGAAGAAGCATCTGTGGAATACGACTACATGCCTAACAGAGGTGAAGTAGCCGCCCGCCAAGCTGACTACGCTATGGTCGATGTAATCCCTGTTAGTGACCCTAACAGTTCTACTATGGCGCAACGTGTAGTTCAGTACCAAGCAGTGTTGCAGATGGCACAACAGGCACCTCAGATATACAACCTACCTCAATTACATCGCCAGATGATTGAAGTGCTCGGCGTCAAGAACGCTGACAAGCTAGTACCTACGGAAGATGATGTGAAACCTACTGATCCCGTAAGCGAAAACATGAACGCGCTAACAGGTACCCCCATAAAAGCGTTCATCTACCAAGACCATGCAGCACATATAGCGGCGCACCAGTCGTTTATGAAAGACCCCATGATTGCACAGACCATAGGCCAGAACCCACAGGCGCAGAAAATAATGTCTGCGTTACAGGCTCACATAGCGGAGCACCTAGGGTTCTTGTACCGCTCTCAGATGGAAGAGAAGTTAGGAGCACCCCTACCAGCGCCTAATGAAGAGCTTACAGAGGAAACAGAAATACAACTGGCTAGACTAGTAGCGGAGGGCGGTAGGCAGCTTACACAGCAGCACCAGCAAGAAGCGGCGCAAAAGCAGGCACAACAGAAGCAACAAGACCCCGTTGTACAGATGCAGCAAGCGGAGCTACAAATTAAGCAGCAAGAAGTGCAGCGTAAGGCTCAGAAAGACCAAGCCGATGCGCAACTCAAACAGGCTGAATTGCAACGCAAGGTGCAGAAAGATATGGCTGATGCAGCTATAGATCAGGGGCAGCTACAGTTAGAAGAGCAAGAACTACAGTTAGACACCGAAAAAACCGTTGCTAAGATGGCTGCGGACAGGCGCAAAGATGCGACTAAATTAAAGCTAGACGCTATAAAAACAGCAACAGATTCTGCAAACAAACGTAGGGAATAAATCATGGCTAAAACCGTCTTTGACGTGCTCAAGAACAAAATCGAGGAAGATATGTCCTCTGCAACAAAATTTCTAGGTAATGGTGGGGCTAAAGACTTCGCTCAGTACAAAGAAATAACAGGAATGCTACGAGGTCTCACTTCCTGTCTGAATCATGTAAATGACCTCTCGCGTAATTATTTGGAAGATGATAATGACTGATCTAACAATAGTACCAAAAGAAGCAGAAAGTGAAGAAGAACTAGACCACCAAATTCCTACTCCTGTAGGGTACCGTGTTCTAGTAGCCATGCCGGAAGTAGAGGATACATACGGCGAAAGCGGTATCATCAAGTCTAGTAAGGAAATCCATAACGAATACATCATGTCTACTATCGGGGTTGTCCTTGATATGGGTGAGCAGGCGTATTCTGATAAGGATCGCTTTCCTACAGGTGCTTGGTGTAAAGCTGGCGACTATGTGATGTTTCGTGCCAATACTGGTACGCGTTTTAAAGTAGGTGGTGTTGAGTATCGTTTAATGAATGATGACTCAATTGAAGCAGTAGTAAACGATCCTCGTGGCGTTACACGAGTGTGAGGAGTAAATAATGGGATTTCAAAAAGTTGAGTACACCTTCCCTGACGAAGAGAAGGATGAGGTAATAGAAGTAGAGGACTCTAGCGCAGTAGAGATTGACTTGTCTGGCAAATCAGAGCCTGTCGAGGAAAAACCTGTTAAGCAAGAGAAAGAAGCCGAAGTAGAAGTCGAAGTAGTAGACGACATACCGAAGGCGGACAGAGGGCGTAAAGCATCTAAGCCCCCCGAAGACCTTACTGATGAAGAGTTAGAAGATTACTCAGATAAGGTACGCAAACGAATACAGCACTTTAGTAAAGGTTATCACGACGAGCGGCGTGCCAAAGAAGCGGCGCATCGTGAACGTGTGGAGTTTGAAAACTACGCAAAAACGCTTGTTGAAGAGAACAACAAGTTAAAGAGTAGTGTCGAAAAGAATCAAGCAGCGTTACTGGAGCAAGCTAAGAAAACTGCTAGTGGAGAGATGTTACTAGCTAAACGGGCATACAAAAGAGCGTATGAGGCCGGAGATGCAGATAAACTGTTGGATGCGCAAGAAAAGCTAACAAATGCTAAGATAAAAGCGGATAAGTTAGCAGATTTTGAGCCAGAGGCTTTACAAGAAGCTGAGATTCCTGTACAAATACCGCAAGAAGCTCCGATTCAGCCAGATACCAAAGCGTCCGAATGGGCAAATGAAAATTCTTGGTTCGGCTCTGATGACGAGATGACAGCTTATGCTATGGGTGTACACAGTAAGCTGGTTAAGCAAGGTGTGGACACCACTAGCGATGAATACTACGAGACTATTAATTCTCGTATGCGAAATACCTTCCCCGAAGAGTTTGGGGAAACTGAAGAATCAGAGGTTAGGACAAGTAAGAAGCAGGCTAATGTGGTTGCACCCGCTACGCGGAGCACAGCACCTAAGAAAATTAGGTTAACGCAGACACAGGTGGCTATCGCTAAAAAACTTGGAGTACCCCTAGATTTATACGCCAAAAAGGTTGCAGAAGAGATGAGGAAAGTATAATGGCTGAGAATAGAATCAAACGTGAAGAAGTTACCCGTGAAAAAACGGCCCGTAAAGCAGCTTGGACTAGGCCAGAAGTATTGCCTTCGCCTCACCCCGAGCCGGGCTACGCATTTCGCTGGATTCGTGTAAGCACGCAAGGTAACATGGACGCCACTAACGTATCCTCAAAACTACGCGAAGGTTGGGAGCCAGTAAAGGCATCGGATCACCCAGAGATTACTCTTGTGTCTATCGAGAACGAAAAGTTCAAAGACAACTTGATAATCGGTGGATTGATGCTGTGTAAAGCTCCTGTTGAAATGGTTGACGAGCGCAACACGTACTATAAAGATCAGAGTACCGCGCAAATGCAATCAGTTGACAACAGCCTAATGCGAGAAAACGACCCTCGAATGCCGTTATTTAATGACCGCAGATCGAAAGTTACCTTTGGTAGCGGGTCTTAATCAAACTATTTTATAGGTGAAATAAATGGCAACTACAGCCTCTCCATACGGGTTTGTTCCCGTACGTAAAGCTGACGGTACACCTTATGCTGGTGCCCGCGATGCTTTTCTTATTACTCCTGCTGGCGTAGCTCAGAACATCGGTTACGGCTCTCTCGTTGAGATTAATGCAGGTTATGTTCAACTAGCTTCTGGCACTGGCACAGACGCAACTACTAACAACCTCGGTGGCAACACTATCGGTGCTCTGGGTGTGTTCGTTGGTTGTGAATATGTTAACGCTGAAGGTCAATTGATTTTTGCTCAGTACTACCCATCAGGCACTGCTAACGCTACTGCTTATGTCATTACTGATCCGGGCGTAACTTTCCAAGTACAAGCTGACGGCGCTATCGCTCAGGCTGCTCTTGGGCACAACGCTCCTTTGACTGCGGCACAGAACGCCACTACTTCAGTAAATACTGCTACTGGTAAGTCTAATGTTGCATTGGACGCTACTACTGCTACTGCTACTAAAGCGTTCAAAGTGATTGGCTTTGTAACCAAAACTGGTTCTGCCATTGGCGACGCTAAGACTGATGTCTTGGTTAAATTTAACCTACCGTACCACCAGTTTGGTACCGGCATCGTAGGAGAATAACTAGATGGCTATTTCAAGAAGTCAATTACTCAAAGAGTTGCTACCCGGACTTAACGCACTATTTGGTCTGGAGTATGCAAAATATGGCGAAGAGCACAAAGAGATTTTCGAGACTGAAACCTCTGACCGTTCTTTTGAAGAAGAAACTAAGCTGTCTGGTTTTGGCTCTGCCCCAACTAAAGCTGAAGGTTCTGCAATCGAGTACGATAACGCGCAGGAAGCATGGAGCGCACGCTACACGCACGAAACTGTTGCAATGGGTTTCTCAATCACTGAAGAAGCGATTGAAGATAACTTGTATGACTCTCTGTCATCTCGTTACACCAAAGCACTGGCTCGCGCTATGGCATACACCAAGCAAGTTAAAGGCGCAGACATTCTGAACAACGCTTTTGCTGGCACTACCTACGGCGACGGAAAAGTACTTTGTGCTACCGATCACCCTCTGGTTAGCGGTGGAACTAACTCCAACCGTCCTACTGTTGCGGCTGACCTTAACGAAACTTCTCTGGAAGCAGCTATCATTCAGGTAGCAGGCTACACTGATGAGCGTGGTCTCTTGATCGCGGCCAAGCCTAAGAAGCTAGTTATCCCACCTGCCTTGCAGTTTGTTGCAACTCGTTTGCTTGAGACTGAAGGTCGTGTAGGAACTGCTGATAACGACATCAACGCCATTATGACTAACGGCGCAGTACCCGGCGGATATGCAGTCAATCACTACCTGACTGACACTGACGCTTGGTTTATGATGACTGACGTGCCAAATGGTCTGAAGCACTTTGTACGTAGCCCAATGGCTACCTCTATGGACGCTGATTTCGATACTGGCAACAGCCGTTACAAGGCTCGTGAACGCTACTCGTTTGGTGTTTCCGATCCACTGGGTATCTACGGATCGCCCGGCGCTTAATAGCGTAGTAACATGCTGTACTAAGGGGGCTTCGGCCCCCTTTTTTATGTTTGCGTAAAATCACACACTGTGGTATGTTCTCATATATCGGGAAACAATCCGGTGAATCTGACAGACCCGACTGACGACATGTAGACAGATTTGCCTTAACCTCACATGTGAGAACTTTATAATGGCTAAAACTACTTTTTCAGGCCCAGTCCGTTCGGACAACGGCTTTCAAATCCCTGTTGTAACTACTGCTAACCTCCCAGCTTTTGGTGATGTAGCTGTAGGTACTGCTTATATGGTCAGCGATAACGGCTCTGGTAACGATGAATACGCTATCGTAATTAACACTGGCGCTGCTTGGGTAACTGCTATTGGCGCGGCTCTTAGCTAATAGGAGGCATTTATGTCTAGTTCTGATGTTTCCGCAAAGCGGATTACTGGCGCAGGCTCGGTAGGTGTAGGGCCAGCGCGAGTAAGGCAAGTACAAGTACTGACTAATAACTCTGGCGCGGGGCGGCTTACTATAACCGACGGTAACGGTGGAGCTACCCTATTAGATATTGATTTTGAAGCTAATGACTCTCACTCTGTTAATATTCCCGATTACGGGGTACGTTTTCAAAGTGATGTCTTTATTACTGCTTTTACCAATATCGACGCTATTACAGTGTTCTATAGTTAATGCGTAGCTATTACAAGTCCGGCGGTAAAGTCGATAAAAAGGCTATGGCGTGCAATAAACCACGTCGGACTCCCTCGCACGCTAAGAAATCTCACATAGTTAAGGCATGTGAGAACGGCAAAGAGAAAATAATACGTTACGGTGAGCAAGGCGCATCTACAGCAGGTAAACCTAAGAAGGGCGAGTCCGCTAAGATGAAAGCTAAACGTAAATCTTTTAAAGCCCGTCACGGTAAAAATATAGCCAAAGGCAAAATGTCTGCGGCGTATTGGGCAAATAAATCTAAATGGTGATATAGATGGAACCAAAAGTACCTTCTAAAGAAGAGTTTGACAAGATGACCCCCGCACAAAAGGCCGCCCGTCAGCGGGAAGCTATGATGCAGAACTTAACCCTTAGCCCCGAAGAGAAAAAAGCTAAGGAAGCTATGGAAGCCAAAAATAAGTCTGCCAAGAAGATGATGGCTGGTGGTATGGCTAAGAAGTATAAAGCTGGTGGCAAGCTAGACATGGTAGAAAAAGGTGGTAAGAAAGTCCCTTTTTACGCTGCGGATGGTAAAGGCAAGATGAAAGCTGGTGGTAAGGTTCGTGGCTGCGGTATGGCTCGTGGTGGTAGAGTCTGCAAGATGGTCAAGATGAAAGGTGCGTAATGCGACGCTACTACAAGAAGAGCGATTGCGGTTGCGGCAGTAAACCCCGAAAGATGAAAGAAGGGGGCACTGTAAAAGACGCGTGCTATAAAAAGGTCAAGAAGCAATATAAGGTGTTCCCGTCTGCTTACGCGTCGGGAGCCATTGCTAAGTGCCGGAAGAAAAAGGCTGGTAAGTAATGCGTACGTATTACAAGTCTGGTGGAGGAGTTCGCAAAACCGAAAAGGGTGCGGCCCTAAAGCGTTGGTTCAAAGAAGATTGGAAAGACGTTAAGACTGGAAAGGCTTGTGGTAGAAAGAAGGGAGACGGTAGGGGAACACCTTACTGCCGCCCTTCTAAGCGTGTATCTGAAAAAACCCCCAAGACTTCTGGTGAGATGTCTAGCGCCGAGAAAGCAAAGAAGGTAGCGGAAAAGAAAAGGCTAGGACAACCAGCAGGTAAGCCTAGACGAGTATCGGCTACTAAGCGGAGAAAGAAATAATGGGTATGGGTGTTAAGCACTACTTCAAAGACGGTAAAGAACATAAGGGTGGTATGCACAAGCACCCTGACGGGACTCTTATGACTGGCAAAGCTATGTCAAATACGTCTAAGAAACTGTATCACTATGGCGACCTATCTAATAAAGCTAAGGTCAAAGCTAAGGCAGGGTGGGGTAAATAATGGCTACATCAAACTCTACAGCGTTTAACATGGAGTTCACTGAGATCGCGGAAGAAGCGTTTGAGCGAGCGGGCCGTGAGATGCGTTCTGGGTACGACTTAAAAACCGCTAGACGTTCCATGAACTTGCTTACTATTGAGTGGCAAAATCGCGGCATCAACATGTGGACTATCGACGAAGGCACTATTAACTTAGTTAAAGGTAAGACCACTCCCTATGACTTGCCCGCAGACACCATTGATTTGTTGGAGCACCAGATACGCACGGGTAGCGGGAATGCAGCGACACAAACTGACCTATCCATAAGCCGGATTAGTGTGAGCACGTACGCTTCTATCCCTAACAAGTTAACACAAGGCAGGCCCATACAACTATATATTGAGCGTTTGCGGGATAACCCCAAAGTAAATGTATGGCCTCTACCAGATACTAATGACTACGTATTGTACTACTGGCGTATGCGCCGCATACAAGATGCCGGTAGTGGCGTAGAAACAGCGGATATGAACTTTAGATTCTTCCCGTGCCTAGTAGCAGGACTGGCATACTACATAGCCATGAAGCTACCCGAGATGACAGAAAGAGTGCCCTTGTTAAAGTCTGTGTACGACGAGCAGTTTGCCTTGGCCGCAGGAGAAGATAGAGAGAAGACCTCGGCTAGGTTTACCCCCCGCATAGGGTATATGTAAGCATGGCTACTCAGTTTGCTTCTGATAAGAAAGCCATCGCGTTATGCGACGTGTGTGGGTTCCAGTACAAACTAAAGGAACTGAAGAACCTAGTTGTAAAGAATGTAGATACTAATTTAAAAGCGTGCCCTGAGTGTTGGAATCCAGATCAGCCTCAGAATATGCTAGGAGAGTTTCCTGTACACGATCCACAAGCGTTACGTGATCCTAGACCAGACCAAAGCCTAGGAGAATCAGGAAACAGTAGTAGTAGGGACATACAGTGGGGTTGGAACCCTGTAGGTGGGGGAGTCGATCCTTTTGGATTAACCCCCAACATATTGTTAATAAATGGTAGTATAGGACAAGTTACTGTAACTACCTCATAGGCCCAATGGCATAAGTTATGAACTACACTGAACTGAAAGCTAATATCCAAGACATTTGTGAGAACACGTTCACAGATGACCAACTCGCTATGTTCACGGAGCAGGCGGAGCAGAAGATATACAATTCAGTACAGATACCTGCCCTGCGTAAGTTAGATGAAGGCCCAGTAGCTCAAACCAACAAGCTGTATACCTTACCTAGCGACTACCTGTATACGTACAGCATAGCGGTAATAAGTAATAACACGTACACGTATCTGTTAAACAAAGACGTTAACTTTTTACGTGAAGCGTACCCAGTTAATACTGCCGCTAACTACGGATTACCTAAGTTTTATGCTTACTATAGCGACACTAAACTAGAGCTGGCTCCCACCCCCGATGCTAACTATGAAATAGAACACATTTACGGGCATTACCCTACGTCTATAGTAACTGCGGGTACTTCATGGTTAGGTAATAACTTTGACTCTGCACTGTTAAATGGAGCCTTGGTAGAAGCTATCCGGTTTATGAAGGGTGAGCAAGATATAGTCGCTAAATACGAGAGTATGTACTTACAAAGCATGGCTCTACTAAAGAATCTCGGTGACGGTAAGTTGCGTCAGGATTCGTATCGGTCTGGACAAACTAAGGTAGCTGTTAAGTAAGGAATTAAATTATGGCTATAGCTCAAGCAATGTGTACTTCTTTTAAAGTCGCTCTATTAAACGGAGAGATGGACTTTAGTAGTGATACTGCGCAGACTTTTAAGGTAGCCCTGTATACAGGAGACGCCTCTTTAGGCGCAGATACTACGGCGTATACAACTAGTAATGAAGTAGCAAACGGTAACGGATACACTACTGGCGGGTATACTCTGACCATTAGTACAAACCCTACAGACGGGGGTTCGGGCACTACAGCTTTTCTGGACTTCGCAGACGCTACGTGGGCAAACTCTACAATTACTGCTCGTGGTGCGCTTATATATAAAGTAGGAGGAGGCAACCCTTCTATAGCAGTACTGGACTTTGGGGCGAACAAAAGCACTAGTAACAGTCCTTTTACTATACAATTTCCTACGGGTAACGCTACAAGCGCCATAGTGCGTATAGCCTAAACAAACAGAATAGCCGTGTGAGGCCAAAGAAATGACAACGCAATACACTTCGATTTTAAAACTAGCCCTACCTGTACAGGGAGAACTAAGCGGTACGTGGGGTGATGTAGTAAACGATAATATAACCTCTATGGTAGAACAGGCTATAGCGGGGCGTGCGGTCATTAATTCGTGGACTGCAAACGCACACACGCTAACCACTGCTAATGGAGTTACGTCCGAATCTAGGTGTGCAATGCTAGAGTTTACTGACTCAGGCACCCAGCTAACCGGAGCGGGTAGTGTAGTATGCCCAACCCTATCTAAGATATACATAGCTAAGAATGCTTCTGGACAAAACGTAACCCTAAAAACATCTGGCGGTACCGGCATTCTAGTCCCTAACGGACGCACTATGTTCTTGTTTTGTGATGGGACTAACGTAGTTGAGGCGGTAACAAGTACTACTTCTTTGCAGTTGGGTACTAGCACGACGGTAACAGCGGTACTCGATGAAGACAACATGGCCTCGAACAGCGCCGTGTCTCTCGCTACACAGCAGTCGATCAAAGCATACGTAGATGCTCAAGTAGCCACATCCGATACCCTCGCGGAAGTACTAGCTAATGGAAATACCACTGGCGGTACAGACGTATCCGTATCTACTGATGACAAGGTGCAGTTCCGCGACGCAGCTATATACATTAACTCTAGCGCAGACGGGCAACTTGATATTGTTGCTGATACAGAAATACAGATAGCCGCTACTACAATTGATGTAAATGGCATCCTAGATGTTTCTGGGAATATAGTAGCGGGCGGTACAGTTGATGGACGAGATGTCGCTACTGATGGAACTAAGCTGGACGGTATAGAAGCTAGCGCAGATGTAACAGATACTACTAACGTCACCGCCGCAGGCGCGTTAATGGATTCTGAGGTTACTAACCTAGCACAAGTTAAAGCCTTTGACTCTGCTGACTATGCTACCGCTGCTCAGGGTACAACTGCTGATGCGGCACTTCCTAAAGCTGGCGGGGCAATGACTGGTGCCATTACAACTAACAGTACGTTCGATGGGCGAGATGTTGCTACTGATGGAACTAAGCTGGACGGTATAGAAGCTAGTGCAGACGTTACTGATACTACTAATGTTACAGCCGCTGGCGCACTAATGGATTCTGAAGTAACTAACCTTGCACAGGTTAAGGCTTTTGATTCTTCAGATTACGCTACAGCAGCTCAAGGCACTACAGCAGACGCTGCACTACCCAAGTCTGGGGGTGCTATGACTGGAGCTATAACCACTAATAGCACGTTTGATGGGCGAGACGTAGCCACTGATGGCACTAAGCTAGACGGTATTGAAGCTAGTGCAGATGTAACGGACACAACTAATGTAGTAGCTTCTCTAACCGCAGGTTCTAATATTACTATCGCTGCTGACGGAACAATTGCAAGCACTGCTTCAGGTGGTAATGAAACCCTACAACAAACTCTAGCTATTGGAAATACTACAACTACTGATACTAAAATTCAGTTCCGTGACGCAGGCTTGTACATTAACTCTAGTGCTGATGGACAACTTGATATTGTTGCTGATACAGAAGTACAGATAGCTGCTACTACAGTTGATGTAAATGGCATTTTAGATGTGTCTGGTAACATAGTAGCAGGCGGCACGGTTGATGGTGTTGATATTGCAGCAAGAGATGGCGTACTAACTACCACTACAACTACTGCAAATGCGGCGCTTCCTAAAGCCGGTGGAACCATGACAGGTACTCTTGCGCTTGGAGACAACGTAAAGGCTACGTTTGGTGACGAGCCAAATCTGGAGATTTACCACAGTGGTTCACATTCTATTATTGAAGACGTTGGTGGCGGCAGTTTATTTATTAAAGGTGGCCCACAACTTAAACTGTTCAATGATGATGAATCTGCTATTCTTTGCCAAAAAGACGGCGCAGTAACTTTATACCATAACGCTGTGGCTAAGGTTGCAACGGCTGCAACGGGCGTTAGCGTAACTGGTGACGTTACAGCAACGGGTAATTTAACACTAAGCGGCACTGATTCTGTAAAAGTACCTAGCGGAACAACAGCGCAAAGAAATGGTAGCCCAGTTAACGGTATGTTTAGATACAACTCTACAACTGCTGAGTTTGAGGGTTATCAGGATGGTGCTTGGGGTTCTATTGGTGGAGCGGCGCAATCTGTTGTAACTACGGCACCTACCAGCGCCAGTGGCTTTGCTAATGGGCACATTTGGTATGTAGTTAGTTAAGGGCGACCAATGACAATTAAAGTAAATGACAGTGGCACCTTAAAAGAGCCTACCCAAATCTTTGCAAAAGGAGATCAGGGTACACTGTACGCCGTGAACTATGTTGTCGCTAACAATAACGGCACGTTAAGCACAGCGTGGAGTGCGATCTACGAAACTAGTCGTGACACTTCAACAGCATTTTCTACGACTACTTCTTCTAATACCACAACAACGTACACGACTACGTTTGCTACTGGGACATCTAAGGCAACGACAACGACCTACACGACTTCTTACAATACGACTAGCGTAAGAGGCACTTCTAAAGCGACTACGACTTCTTACAATACGACTAGCGCAATAAGCACAAGTCGAAGCACTTTATCGTCATACAATACGACCCGCGCTACTGGCACAAGTCGAAGCACAACAACTTCATACACCACAACGTATGGAACTAGCCGCGCAACAAGCAAAAGCACAACGACTTCCTATACAACTACCTACGCGACTAGCAAGACGACTAGCAAAGCGACCACTACAAGCTATACCACGACATTCAACACGACAGGGACATCTAGTAGCACAACTTCGCCAGCATATAGCAGTTCTTATAATGTGATGAACACTGCTTTTTCAGCTATTTTCACTTACGGTGGTGCAACTGTAGGCACAGGATCGTCTGGTGCAACGTCAGTCACATCTGGAAGCACTACCTACAATCGCGGCGCGTTTGTCAGTTCTTCTTTTAACCCATACACTGGAACTATAAGCAATTATAAGATTACTAGGACTGTTACTTCATCGTCTACAACTAGCACCAGCCGCACAACAAGCAAAAGCACAACGACTTCCTATACGACTAGCTACAACACTAGCAAGACGACTAGCAAAAGCACAACAACTTCCTATACGACTAGCTTCAATACATCGCGCACTACCGCCCCGACCACGACAACCTCGTTCAATACGACAACCACTTTCGGTACATCGAATTCTACGACAACGGTTTACGATACGACCACTACTTTCGGTACTTCTAACTCAACGACAACGGCTTACGATACGACGGTTACGTTTGGCACATCAAACTCAACATCGAACGCTACTACAACATCGTTTAATACAGACACAACGCGCTCCACTAACCGCTTGACAGCAACTAGCTTCGCAACAAGTGCAAGTCGTGACACGGCAACAGTAGTTTACGAGCGCCTGACAGCGACCGGAAATCAGACTGAAGTAACTAGCGGAAGCGCTCACAACGAACGCTACTGGGACGGCTCTCAGTGGACGGAGGATTAATGGACTTCAAAGAAATTAATGGGAAGCTAGAAAATGCTCTGGAAATAATCATGGAGCATTTTAGCGAAACAGAAGATCGAATCACGGAACTTGAAGATGAGGTTTTAAGGCTGACAAATGAGCTTAAAAAAATTAGCGAACAATGACGAACTTGGGAATCCTGTAGCGCATTTTTTCAAGAGCGGGAATGTTCTACGAAAAGCAGATGATCGCGGCTTGGTTGGCCTGAAAAGTTTCCTGCCAAAATCTTGGGAAAAAGGCACGAGGGTTGAGTATGACGTATGGTACAGTTTTCCAGACAATAAGATACATGGGTATGTTTACACAGACTTGCTTACGAATTTTATATATCTGAGAGTAGCCAGTGAAAAGTTTGCCACTGAAGCCATGAGTAGAGCGGCTGAGTCTGAAGTGACTGATGAAGGCGAAAGACTTTTTCTTGAGATAGCGAGGAATTGTGAAGACAAGTATCGTCTAAGGCCAAGCAGAAGTTCGCATGACTTTGTAATTTTTTTGGCAGGAACTAACATTCTGAACAAAGTTACTGATTGGGCAAAAGTGGATGACGCTGTTAGGCAGGGGGCAAAGCTGAAGTGCCACCCTCTTACCTCAGCACCTGCTTATCAGCACCTAGTTCACAAATACGGTGACGCTGTAATACCAAAGAAAATCAGTGGACACCAGTTATTGCAAGAAGCGAAAATTGTTGGGTGTTGTGATAACTCTGAAATGGGAATTGCGGCATTAGCTAAAGGGAAGACAGTGTATAGGTTTGGCAAAGATAACCAGTGGTGTACTTACAGTGCCATTTACAAATCTCTTCTGCATAACGGACAGTTGAGCGCGGAAAAACTGAAGGCGATTTTGTCTTGCAAAACTTCGGGACTTGTTCCCGCGAGCATTGATGAACCGCAAGAACGCATACAACAATTTTTTCTGCAATACGATCAGGAGGAACATCTTGCGCCTAAAAATATTGGTAATCAAATGCAATCAGTTAAGCGAGCTTACGCTTAATAGCATTCGTAAGAATATGCCTGATTGGGAGTTTGATGTAGTTGATTATGATGGTGGGTTTATAAGAACAGCCCTAATGAACTCTAATGAGATTTGCTTGGCTGTCAAGAGTGGAGTAATATTGGATATTCAAGACGGCGATTTGCCAGAAAAATCGTTACTAGAGCAATACGATATATGCGTAAGTCGAGATGGAGTGTTCACAGACAACGCCTACAACAAGCATATATACGGGCTGATCGGTAGCAACCTTAACAAAAAGTCTATTGATTTATCTGTTTTTTGTATAAACCCAAGGCGCTGGATAAAAATACCAGACGCTGATGCAGGTGTCCTTGGCCGCGTGAAGAGGTTAAGAATGCCTCGGCACATGAACCATAAGTGCGATGTAATTATTTCAGAGGCTGTCAGCGCAAGAGTCGCTATGGATTACGGAATGCTGGGAGAGCAGGCATCTGTGTTGAATTACACCTCTGTTTATGAAAAAGGGACAGCTAATGGCAACGAGATGTTTGCCTATAGATTGGAAACAGCATTAGAGTTTTCAGAGGGATTACCTGATGATGCCCGTAAAAAGGTTGAGGCAGTAGCATTAAAAACATCGCATAGAGCCGCCAAGCTAAGAAAAGGGCTGGCTGAAAATTTACCATTAGGAGTTACCAGATGAGCATGACAATTGATTACACCTCAGAACTCAAACGAGTAGGGTGCGTTACGACTGAGGGCTTCACTGATATTGTAAAATATGTCGAGTGGGAGATTCATTTTTTTGAGACTAGCTTGCCAGATAATCACAGCATTGGACTTGTTAAAACAGAACTAGATGTAGACGCTATCACTGCTGAATCTTTTGTAGCGTTTTCGGACGTGACAAAAGCCAACATTGTTGAGTGGGCGCTAGCTAAACAAGGCGGTACAGATTTTTTAGATTCACTGCTAGAGGGCGGTCACTCTGGGAACTTAGAAGAAATGTTTAGAGTTTCACAGTACACACAAAAAGACATTGACCTGATCCCCACGGACTAGAGATATAAACATGGCATTTTATTCTCAGCACAGACATGAATTACGTGACGATGTATACGTAGACGGCTCGATTGTCAGACAAGATTTCACGGTCGGTGCAAACGAAAGCAAAGCTATACTAGAAGAACTTAGAGAAAAGTTTCCTACGTATAGTCCTTTCGGGGTAAGCCGAAATAATCTTGTAGGTCGGTATGACGGATACAGGGAGCCTTATACAAACCCAAGCATTAGTTGGTATGGGCTTAATGCGTTTCCATCAGAGGCTCTACAGCTTTCATTTGGAACTAGCTATCCTAATAGTAACTTAAAACATTGGTATGGTCTTAAATTTGATTTGGTAACTAAAGCCGTACAGCTTAAAGTTGTAATAAGAGAATACGATGGCGCTAAACCTGTGTTGCCAATGGACAACTGTTTTTATGCTGTCACGCACTTTCAGGACGGAACGTCTTCAGATTGGGTTGATGTTTACTGCAAAGCATCCCCATCAACCATTATTAATTTCTGTAGAGACAATGATCTACAGTATCCGCTTGCACCGACAACACATAGGGAGGCTGATGAAATAATTTTTTGGGGTTTTGTTTTTAACAAGAACACACTTGAATATAGCGTAGCGAAGGGTTACGCAAGATACGGTCTAGAGACCTAAAAGGAAAATATAATGAAATACTTAATAGCACTAGCAACAGTAGCCCTTATGGGCTGTAACACATTTAACGGGACAGTAGATGGCGCACAAGAAATTGTAGGTACTACTGTAGATTCTGCTCAGACTATGGTCGTAGATACAGCCAAGGGCATAGGCTCAGGGTCTGCCACTGCTGTCGAAGGCGTTGCTAAAGACATTCGTTCTGCGTCTGAGTGAATAGAAGGGCTTTTCGATGATTGATCCAGTCACAGCAATGTCAGTAGCCGTAAATGCGTTTGGCACTATCAAGCGTATGGTGTCTGCTGGCAAAGAAGTAGAAGATACCTTGTCACAGATCGGGCGATTCTATGGTGCTGTGTCTGATCTTTCGGAGGCAAAACGTCAGGCTGATAATCCCCCGCTGTTTAAGAAGATCATTGCCGCCAAGTCTGTCAACGAAGAAGCTATGGAGACATACGCTCGGACTAAGCGTACACAGCAGATGGAACGCGAACTCAGGGAACTCTTGATGTATCAATACGGCAAGGATGGCTACAACGAGCTAGTCCAACTACGTAGGTCTATTGCCGCGCAGAGAGAAAAGACAGTCTATTTGCAGGCAAGAAAGCGAAAGGCATTCTTCTGGAATAGTATCCAGATCACTGGGATAGCTGTACTTGGCTATGCCGTTTACTTTGTGTTCGCACTAATATTAGGAGCCATAAATGGCAACGGTTAAGGAAGCACTTTTAAAGCTGGAGGCTCACGAGCGTGAATGCGCAGTAAGAATGCAGGCTATCGAGGAAAAGTTTGAGCGTATAGAAAAACGACTCGACGACGGCTCTGCTAAGTTTGATCGTTTTGATATGGTCGCTAGAGGTATGTATGTACTTATTATTGGCCTGTATTGTGTGGAGAAAATGTACTAATGCTTAAATTACTACTTGGCCCCATTGCAGATTTAGCTGGCGGGTTCCTAAAAAATAAAGCTGAACAGTCAAAAGCAAAGCACGAAGCCAAAATGAGCGTTATTCAGAATGATTCTGACTGGGAAGCTAAAATGGCTGATGCTTCTGCATCGAGCTGGAAAGACGAATTTTGGACAATTGTGTTAGCGGTACCCATCTTTATGGTTGGGTATGCCATAGTGGTAAATGATATGTCGGTAATACATAGAGTTGAGCAAGCATTTGCCGCCCTCAATAATCTGCCAGAATGGTATCAATACTTACTGTTTGTGGCTATTTCCGCTAGCTTTGGCATCAAAGGTGCGAGCAAACTAATGGGTATGCGCAAATGAGATACTTTAATCGGGCTGACTTTGACTGTCAGGAGACCGGCAACAACGAGATGAGTGACGATTTCTTGGTAAAACTTGATGAGCTACGCCACATGTGTGGTTTTCCATTTATTATCACCAGCGGGTATAGAGACCCCAGCCACAGCATAGAGGCGCGAAAATCAAAGCCGGGCACGCACGCACGCGGGATAGCCTGCGACATCAAAGTATCCAATGGTAGTCAGTCGTATGCTATCATTAAGAACGCGCAAGCAATGGGGTTTAATGGTATAGGTGTAGCAAAAACCTTTATCCACGTAGACACTAGAGATACTACCCCCGTAGTCTGGTGCTACTAGAACGTATATAGGTGTTATATGCCACTAAAGAAGTTACAGCTAAAGGCCGGAGTAAACCGCGAGAATACTAGGTACACCAGTGAAGGTGGATGGTATGAGTGCGATAAAGTACGGTTTCGTCAAGGTACGCCGGAAAAGATAGGTGGGTGGCAGCGTATATCTACGTCTATATTCGACGGAGTATGCCGTTCTTTATGGAACTGGGTAACTCTGAGCGGCCAAAACCTTGTGGGGGTAGGTACGAACCTAAAGTTCTATATTGAACAAGGCGGGCTGTACTACAATGTAACTCCAACACGCGCTACTAATACGCTGACTAACCCGTTTACCACCGTATCTGGTTCGGCTACTGTGACTGTTACAGATGCAGTGGGGGGTTATACTCTTGGGGACTTTGTTACGTTTAGTAACGCTTCCGCAGTTGGCGGGTTGACCCTCAATGGCGAGTTCCAAATCCAAACAGTGGCTTCTGGTTCATACACCATAACAGCTTCTAGTACAGCTTCTAGCGCGGCTACGGGTGGGGGTACTGTAACTGCTGTTTACCAGATAAATGTCGGCCCTGCGCAAGCCACGCCTCTAGTAGGTTGGGGAGCGAATACGTGGGGGTCTGGAGCGTGGAGTACAGGTTCAGCTTCTACAGAGTCCATACGGATATGGAGTCAGGCTAACTTTGGAGAAGACTTATTGTTCTCGCACGACGATAGCCCCATATATTTTTGGGACGCTAGTGGCGGAGTAAGTGGTGTGGGTGTAGAGTTATCTACCCTATCGGGTGCGTCTAATGTACCCACTACGCAAAAGTTTATTTTAGTGTCTGATATAAACAGGTTTGTATTTTGTTTTGGCGCTAACACCTTGGGCAGTGCTACCCAGAACCCTATGCTTATCCGGTGGTCAGATCAAGAAGATGCTACTAACTGGACTCCCGGCGCAACAAACCAAGCAGGCGATCTCGTACTGTCTAATGGCTCAAGAATCGTGGCCGCCAAACAAGCACGTCAGGAAGTACTAGTGTGGACTGACTCAGCCTTGTATGCACTACAGTACGTGGGCGCTCCAGTGGTATGGACTGCGCAGTTGGTAGGAGAGAACATATCTACCGCTTCTCAAAACGCTGTGGCATACGCCAATGGCGTAGCATACTGGATGGGCAAAGACAAATTCTACATGTATGATGGCCGTACTAAACCCCTAAAGTGCGACCTACGTAAGTTTGTGTTTAACGACTTTAACGAAGAACAGTACGACTCCGTGTTCGCGGGGACTAATGAATCGTACCACGAAATATGGTGGTTCTACTGTTCAAGTGATTCTCTGGTTGCTGACAGGTATGTAGTGTATAACTACCTAGAACAAGTATGGTACTACGGCACCATGACGCGCAGTGCGTGGCTTGACTCTGGACTGCGTACCAACCCTCTAGCAGCTACGTACACCTACAACTTAGTAAATCAAGAGCAGGGCGTAGACGACAATGAGACAGGTGTTACAGCAGCTATTCCTGCCTATATTACCTCCGCGCAGTTTGACTTAGACGATGGGCATAAGTTCGCGTTTATATGGCGTCTAATACCTGACATACGGTTTGATGACTCCGAAGCAGGGTCTCCCAGTGCTACTATGACATTGCTCCCGTTAACAGATTCTGGTGCAGGGTATAACAACCCCACGTCCGTAGGAGGGTCTAACAGCGGCTCAATAACGCGCACCGCAGTGCTACCTGTAGAGCAGTTTACAGATCAACTTTATACTAGAGTGCGTGGACGGCAGCTATCAATCAAGGTAGAATCTAGCGATATTGGAGTTACTTGGCAATTAGGTTCTCCCCGTATAGATATGCGACCTGATGGCAGACGATAATGGCTGTAGACAATACTAGGTATGACGTACCGTTTCGTGCTCCGGCGCTACCGTATCCTCCGCAGGTATACGACCAAGAGTCGTTTGAAGAGTTTAACAAAGTACTGCGTATTTACTTTAACCAGCTAGATAACGCACTGAGAAACGCTATGGCAGTTCAAGAACCCTACGAGCTACAAGTATCAAAAGGTCAGGTAGCTGGGGCTAGTACCGTATACAAGTTTGGGTTTAATCCTGACATAAATGGCACTGAAGAGACTGTGTGGGGTACTGGCGGTAACTACCCTTACCTTACATCTGCTTCCACTGTGTACATAAGTAGTTCTAGCACTGCCGATTCTAACGGGGGTACGGGAGCTAATACTGTAACTGTGGAAGGTGTGGACGGCAGCTACAACGCCAAGAGCGTAACTGTTAATATGAACGGCCAGACTCAGGTGCAGGTAAGCGATGCTAGCTCGTGGTTACGTGTTAACAGGATATTTGTAGCTACCTCTGGTAGTGGTGGCACGGCTGCGGGAGACATATACGTAGCTAACAGCGGAGTAAGTTCTGGAGTACCTACAGGAGTTACGTATGCACACGTCATACAGGGAGATAACCAGTCTCAGATCGCTGCTTATACAGTCCCTGCCGGATACTCTCTGTACCTAGACGACGTTACGTTTACCTCTGCAATATCTCTAGCAAACAAACACGTTACTGCAAGTTTCGTTACACGAGACTTCGGTTCTAATACGTTCCGCACGCGCATAGTACAGACCATGCAGAGTTCCTTGCTAGTGCTACCACTCACGTACCCGTTCAAGGTAGAAGAAAAGACGGATATAGAGTGCCGAGCGTTTTCCGATACCACCAACGTAGAAGTGGGGGCGTCTTTTCAAGGCATCCTCATAAAGAACTAAGAACGTACAGAGATAACGATAATGGCTACTGCATTTAGACCCGGTAGGGGAGGTAAAAGAAGTAGAATTAAAAAAAGACAAGAAGCAACTGCTGCTGCTGAAGCGGCTTTAGCTAGCGGTTCTGTAGTTCTTCCTGAAGTTAGTGTAGAAGAGTGGTTAGTTCCTCCATCTGTTGATAATCCTGTAAACTGGAGAGAAGTAAAATACAACCCAGATAAAAGTGATCGTTATTCTGATTATGGAACAGTTCTGTACCAAGAGCGTGCTGTTACTCCTGAAGAAGCTGCTTTACAACGTATAGCAAATGCAGAGCAAAGAGCCGCTAATCGAGAAGCCTTTGCTAACGCTACTGAAAAAGAAAAAGCACTAAGAGCGCAGAACAATGAGCTAGAAAAGTATGGCGTTAGTTCTGCTGACTTTGGTAATAAAGTCTTAACAGATCAAGAAATGTTTTCATTAACTTCTAGGCTTGATAGAGAGGTTACAAATACCCAAACAAATAATCTTGTTGAGTTAGCTAAAGACAGTCCAGAAAAGTTTACAGAAGAATACGGAAACCTCGTAAAATCTAGTCAGTTAAAGTTTTTAAATAAACTCTATAATCAAAACACATTAAGCAAAGATGACTACCTAAACTCTGCTGCTCAGACATTAATGGCGGCAGACGGGTTTGATAGGAACGTCTATACTATACAAAACGGTCAGTTATACACAGCTCCTTCTCACATGGCTGACAGTGCTTTTGCTTACAAAAAAGTAATATTGTTTAATGACCAAGTAACAGGACATAACGAATACAATACGTTTGATTATTTAATAGGGCAAGACCAATCAGCAGGGCGTGACCTTACAGGCAGCAAACTAAGTGGGTTTTTAAACAGTCTTCCTATTAAAGCTGCTGCTTCTTCTTTAGGGTTTGCGGGGGTCGCGGGTTTAACAGCTTTACGAGCTGCTACAGGTGAAACACTACATGCAGAAGATTGGACTGCTTTAGTTTTATCTGGTTTATCAGAAGTTGCTAACACCACAGGAACTACTGCTGCTGAAGCAGAGGCCACAGCTAGAGCAGCAGTAGACGAAGCAATAACTAACGGCACAGTAACTACGGCTACTGAAGCACAGGCTCTTTATGAAAGCACATTAGCTTCTATAGATGTTTCAGGAACATTTATGGGAGTAGACTTAACAGATTTTGCTACAGACGCAGATGTAGTTACTTCTGCTGGGCAAGACATAGCAGACGCTATTAGTTCTTTAGAAGCCGCTGCTGAAGGTGAAGGTGATGGTGTTGTTTTAAATCTGCTTGAAGATACAGTAGATAGTCCTGAAGACGCTGTCTCAGACACAACAGGACTTGATGTTGTAAACGAAATTGTAGATATTATTTTAACTGACGATGAAGAAGAAGTTGTAGAACAAGAAGCAGAAGCAGAAGCAGCCGCCGAAGCAGCAATAATAGCCGCTCTGGAAGAAGAAATAAGGCAGGATATACTAGCTGCTGAAGAAGCAGCAGCACAAGCAGAAGCAGAAAGAATAGCTGCTGAAGCAGCAGCACAAGCAGAAGCAGAAAGAATAGCTGCTGAAGAAGCAGCACAAGCAGAAGCAGAAGCAGCAGCACAAGCAGAAGCAGAAAGAATAGCTGCTGAAG